GTGCCCCCGGTGGGACTCGAACCCACATGCAGGGGTTCGGCCCACCCCGTCGGAATCGTTGGGATTCGGCGGTTTTCCCTTGCGGGAGTAAGGTTCATGCGCCCTCGGCCACTTTTCCAGAGTTTACCCGTTTTTACCTGTTTTGACCGTGGTTTGCGTTTTTTTGTGTCCAAACTGTGTCCAAACAGTCTGGGTACGCGCCTAAAACTGCCGCCTCGGTCAAGCTCCTATATATATAGCATAGCCGGTGACACCTATCCGGCCACGCTCGTCGCGGGCAGCAGTCCGGTCTCGATGAGTTCGAGTGTGCCGAGCAGGGCGCCATTGACCGCTCTCATGCGTGGATCTGCGAGCATCTCGTCGAGCGTCCACCACGTGCAGTCGTGCCCGGAGACGTCGAACTCGAAATGGTCGAGGCGGTGGAACTCGGTCTCCCCCTCCCAGTCGTCCATGTCGATGAGGTAGTGGTTGATCACGCAGTCGTGCTCGTAATCCTCGACTGGGTCGATGTCGTAAAACCCGATCGTGTAGATGTAGTGGCGCGGCACGTCGTCGTGTTCGGGGCATGGTTTGTAGCTATCGACTATGAGCGTTGGTGGCACGCGGTAGTAGCGGAATGGCATGCATGGCAGGTAGTCGATGGCCAATGTGCCCTGCGCATGCTCTGGGGTGTCTGGCTCGTGGATGGTTTGGTTGGGCAGGAGCCAGCTGTCCCAGTCGTCGTCCCAGGTGAGCAGGATCCGGCCGGAGTTGCGGATGATGGCTATGGCGCTCTCGATGGTTTTCATGGGTCCATTGTCTCATGGCGCGACACGCCGTCGGTTACTAAAAGTAACCGAATGTGTTATAGTGGTAATCACAAGGAGGAAGCACAAGGCAGGCCTCCACAGAGCAGAAAGGCTCCGATCATGACCACCTTCACCACCGACATCGAGACCATGGTCCGCGACTACGCCGGCGACTTCGCCAACGATTTCGACATCGACGCCATCGTCGACGAGTACATCGAGAAGTTCGACGCCCAGATCAAGGACGGCATGTGCAGCCTCCACGCCGACGGGTCCATCACCGACTGGGATTGGGCCAATGAACCCGGCTGGGACGAGCGCCACATCCCCACCGGGGAGGAGATCGACGAGATCAGCGACTCCATCGACCTCGACGCTCTCATGGCGGCCCATGACATCTCCAATAACTGATCCACACCGGGGCGGGGTCTACACCCCGCCCCTTTCCATACGCGAAAGGCCACTGGCATGCCTACACACAAGTCATACAATCAGCGGGCGCTCATCGCGCTCGGCACCGCTATCAGCCGCCTGTACGGCGCGCTCTACACCAGCGGCGACGCATACACGCGCGACGACGCCAAACTCATCTCCGCCGCATTGCGCCGCACGGACCGCGACGAACTGCTCAACGAGGCCATCGCCCACACCGGACGGCAGGACAACGGGCTACGCGAGCTCGAACTGTTCGTCGACGACGAACTGCAGCGGGACGGGTTCGATCCGTTCGAGTCCCTCCCGGCCGCCGAACGCCGCCTGACCCCGGCCGAATTCAAATGCCTGCGCACTTCACTGGGATTGACGACGAAATGGCTCGCCGACCGGTGGGACGTCGCCGAATTCTCCGTCAAACGCTGGGAACGTGCGCGCATGCTGCCCGAGGAATTCAGCGAGGACATGCTCGGGTTGCGCCAGTGGTTCCTCGATGAGGTCGCCCAGCGCGAGGCGTGCGTGGCGGATTCCATCTCGGTGCCACGCACCGACCGCGACACCGATCTGGGTTTCCCGGCGGCATGGTGGCAACTGATAGCGTGGCGCGTACATGAGGATACCGGCCAGACGATCCTCTTCTACGACGATTTCACCGAGGACCTCGAACCCGAACCCGATGACCTGGAGGACGGTGATGGCGATGAGTAGGCGCCATGCGAAACCACGCCTGAGCCCTATCTGGATGCCATATTTGCGCGACAAACTCGCCGATCATCTGGACCATCCGCCATTGCCGTTCCACCATGTGACGGACTACCAGCGTGAGCTGGCCGGCGCCTGGAGTAATGGCGACGGACTGCGCCACTCGCCCATGTGGTGGGTCAGCCGTGACATGACCACCCTCGCCGTGCACACCGCGCTGCACGAGGATCCACCCGAAGTGGATCCGCCATCGGCGACGGGTTTCATCCTGTTCGATGGTGGCCTCGACCTGACCGGAGCACCGGACACGCCACTCGCGCATATCGTCGGCCTACGGTGGGCCGTGGAGACCTCAGCGGACGGAGCGGACCATGTGGGCATGGAGATGTTCTCCGACGATCCGGGCGTCCGCGAGCTCATGCAATGTCCCCTGCCGCTCGTCCCGATGCCCCGGAGCGTCGCCAATGACGCCGCGTTCGTTCGGGAGGCGAATGTGTTCGAGCGGGTCCTGCGGGCGGTGTGGGCATTGAGCGCCGAACCGACCGTGTGCACCGTCGACCGGCCGAACCGGCCAGACAGGCTCGACCCATTGCCGCCGCGCATGGTCGACGACGCCGTGCGTGACGTGCGTATGGCAAAAACCATGAATTGCGCCGACGCCAATGGATCCCCCCATTCGTCAAGGGGCCCGCCGACAAACCACTGATCGCGAAAGAGACGGTGCGCATATGGCGGCGATGAGCCTGGACGAGGTGATCGCCGCGTACCTGCTGCCATACGACGGGCAGACCTACAAGCAATACCGCAGCGCGCTGCGCGCGTGGCTGCGCTGGTGCGACCTGAACGACATCGACCCCCTGCATGCGAGCCGCTCGCATATCGAGGCGTATTGCCAGTGGCTTGGGCGTGCGCACCCGACTGGCACCGTGCGCGACAATGTCGGGGCGGTACGCAGATTCTACCGGTTCCTCACCGAGGAAGAGGTCATCGCCCGCGATCCGGGAGCCGGTGTGCGCCTGCCCCGCAAATACCGGCGCTCGACCGGTAGCTTCCTCACCGTCGAACAGGCGCGCGCGTTCCTCGCCGTCGCCCACGGCATGGGGAGGCAGGAATACGCATTATGCGCGCTGCTGCTGCTGGCCGGGCCGCGCATCAGCGAGGCCCTCAGGCTCGACGTCGAGGATTTCGACCGGGAGACCTCGACCCTGCGCTACCACCGCAAAGGCCACTACAAGCAGACGGTGCGCGCATGCAGCGCGGTCGCGAGCGCACTGCGGGCACATATCGGCGGACGCCGGCATGGTCCGATGTTCCGCGCCCCGCGTGGCGGCAGGCTGCGAGCGGACGACGCGCGAAACACAGTGCGCCTGATCGGCGCGCATGTGGGACGGCCGGACATCACGCCGCATTCATTGCGGCGTACATTCTGCACGCTCGCGCTGGACGCTGGCGTGGCGGAGCGTGACATCATGGCCGCCTGCGGCTGGGGCACGACCGCGATGGTCGCATACTATGACATGGCCAATCGTGCGGTCACCCAACAGGTCGGCGATGGGGTCGCCGGCCTGATCGGCCTATGACCTGCGAGCGCCCTATAGAAACGCAAAAACAGCCCCGCTCCTCTCACCATGGTTGGCGAGTGGGGCGGGGCTGTTTTTCTCAGAATTCTTGGAATAATACCATAATTCTGGGGTTATTCCGGGATTCCCGAGTGTCTCCCTAGTATTCCCTAGTCATGTGTTTTGTTGAGTGTGTCGATGATGGCGTGCTCCCGTGGTGAGAGCGTCCAGACGAAATCGTTGGCCGCTTTGGCCGCTTTGGCCGCTTTGGCCGCTTTGGCCGCTTTGGCCGCTTTGGCGTACCGTGCCTGCAATGCGTGGCTCATGAGGAACCCGTTGCCGAAGATGCTTTTGCCGGCTGTTTTTTGGCTGTCGAGCCTGCTGATGCGAGCCACCTCGCTGCGGGAGATGCGCAGGTCGATTCCGTAATGGTCGAGCTGGCCGACCCGGCTGACGGTGAGCACCTCGCCCGGATATTGGTATGACGGCAATGGCGTGGGCTTGTGCGCGTCCTGCACGGCGCTGATCGCCTGTGACAGGCCGGGCGCGGTGCGAATGAAATCGTCGCCCAATGTGGTGAGAAACGCGGTCTTGACCTTCGCGCCGTTCTCATAGACGATCGTCGTGTCGGTGACGATGTGGTTGACCGGAATGTCTGCGCTGAAATTGGTCAGGTATGGTGCGAAGAGAAAAAAATCGATATCATGCTCGAGGTACCATCGGCAGATCTTCGAGAGGATGCTGAATGGCGGATTGTCGATGACGACGCACTCCGCCGGGTAGGTTTCGTGCTGGTAGTCGCCACCCGGCCAGAACGGGCGCACAACCGGCCTGCCCTGGATCCCGTATTCGTCGCTCACCCATTGCAGGACCGTGGCATACACATCGGGGGGGGTATAGCAGTCATCCGTGGTTTTCTTCGGTTTGAATTTGTCGACGAACGCCTCGTACTCCAGTTCGCCCTGCTCCATATCGCAAATCTCCTTGGTGGTGTGGGGTATATGAGAAAAGCCGCGGCACCACTGGATTGTGATGCCGCGGCATGTGTGGTCAGGTCACACGGGCTAGTCCCGCGTGTCCGTAATGGTGGCGATGCTGGAACCGTCGTCGACTTCGGGTATGCCGGCAATGCTCGTGAGCAGGCTCAATACGCCGCCCATGAGGGCAACGCTCAACACATTCATCCAGTCGGCTTGCATGAGGCCGATCGCGCCGGTACCGAGCACGCCGATCGCGGCCTGCGCCATGGTTTTGAGCGCGCGGATCAGGGCGGCGCGCACCCACACGCGCGTCGGACTCGGCGTAGGTTCACGCGTGGGCAGACTGTCGGGGAGCGCCTGGTCAGTGTCGTCTGGCGTGTGGTGGTCATGCAGGGTGTCGAGCGCTTCGTTGCTCATGCTGCCTCCTAGTCGATTTTGAGTACCTGACCGGGGTAGATCAGGTTGGGGTTGCTGATGCCGTTTTTCGCGGCGAGAGCCTGATAGGTTGTGCCATAGCGTGCGGCGATTGAGCTGAGGTTGTCCCCCGCGCGCACGGTGTACGTGCGGGCGGCCGGCTTGGAGGCTGCACTGCCGCCGTTGATGGTCAACACCTCGCCGGGGTAGATCAGGTTGGGGTTGCCGGAGCGGTAGCCGCTGATGGCGCTGGTGGATACACCGAGCTTGGCTGCGATACCAGAGAGCGTGTCACCAGCCTGCACGGTGTACGTGCGACCCGAGGGCTTTGCGGCGGGGGCCGGTTTTGCCGGGGCTGCGGGCTTCGACGGTGCAGCGGCGGGCTTGCTTCCGCTCTTCGCCGCATACTTCATCCACGCGTTGCGGTCCATGTACGCGATATTCAAATCGAGGTTGCCGCCGTAGCCGGGCAGACGGCCAGCGCTCGTGTACTGGCGGATCGCGCACGCATACGCGCCCTCATTCCACGGGTGCGCCTGATAGCCGGTGGGGTCGTTGCTCGCGTACTGGGCGATCCACAAACCGCAGTCGAGTTTCTTGGCGACCGTGGCGACCTGCGCGTAGCGGGACGCCATCGAGTAGATCAATGGTTTGACGCCGGTACGTTCGATGACACGACGCACGAGCTGCTCGAGATACGCCTCGTTGCCCCACGCGCCGTTCTGTTCGGCCTCCCAGTCGATCGCGAGGATCGCCTCGCCGATGTAGCCCTTGATGTTATCGACGAAGTAATCGGCTTCCGCCTGTGCGTTGCCGCCGGCGACGTAGTGGTAGACGCCGAGCAGTCGGCCGGCCTTTTTGGCCTGCTGGTACTGGCGGTCGCAATCGGGGCTGATGTAGTTCGTGCCCTGTGTGGCTTTCATGATGACGAAATCGGCCGGGACCGCAGCCAAGTCGATGCCGGCCTGCCAGTTCGACACGTCGATGCCGTTCATGGTCATAATGACCCTCCTTGATTGTGATTAGATATGAAAAAGGCCGCAGCGGGGTTGCTGTGGCCTTATGGCTTGTTGATGGCGGTTAGTAGTCGCCTTCGTCGGTTTCGTCGCACATGCGGCTGGTCGTGTCGCCGCCGGGCGGCACGCTGGGCAGGCGGCGGATGTCCTCGATCATTTCGGTGCCGGTCCCGTTGCCACCGATCGAGTGGTAGGCGGCGTACAACCGTTCGAGGACGTGTTTCTCGTTGGGATGCAGCCAACCGTGGCGCATCGCGTTCTCGTGCCGTTCACGGATACGCAGGTAGGCGAGCTCTACGACGGCGTTGTTCAACGCGTCGAGCTTGTCCGCCAACGTGGACAGGTCAATCTGCCGGTTCAGTTCCTCGATGCGCTTAACGAGTTTGTCCACGTCCACGGCCGGGTGACGCCGGTCGAAACGGTTGAGCAGCCATGTGGTGATACTGCTCGCGCCGATACCGGCCGCCAACCCCGCCAACGCGGTGAGGCTCTCGATATTCAAAGATTCAATTCACCTCCCCTCCCCCAAATTGAAATCAAGACGCGTTCACAATTCCCATGGGCCGGTCTGCCCGGCTTGCGCGTCGCGTGGCCCCGCAAGCCACGGATGGGTGATGTCGCCATTTTGATAGAGCGCGTACAGGCGCTCCCAATCCTCCGGGCTGTAGCAGCCGGCCTCCTGCAACACGAACGGGCCGTTGCGGAGCCAGATGGCATGATTACCGACTAATCCGTCAGCGACCCGTGCCGCTACCCATCCATTACGCCGCACCAATAACGACGCAGCTTCGATATCCATCCCGTCCAACACCGCTTGTTTGCTCGATGTGACACGCGCGTAGAGCACCTTGCCGGCCAAGAACTGGTTTGTCAGGCCATTCCATGCGAACACACTGCCACTCGACGAGTCGGCACTGAGCTCATACCGCCATTTCTCACCATTGGCAGTAGCACCACCGTTCCACGTTGTGCGTTGACGCAAACACCGCGGGTCGGGATGCAGATTCCTGATCTCGTTCACGCGGCCACCCCCAATCGGTGGAGGCGGTGTGGATAGGCGGCTAGGAGGCTAAGCCCCCCCCCACCCGAACGCGGGTAGGTGTCGCCGTCGAACCACATGAGATTCAACGGATCACCGTTCGCGTCGATGAGGGCGCGCATGGCGTCGTAATCCTGTTTGGACGCCAATATCATGGCGTACCATGCCAGGGATTCTCCCGTAGTGTGCGGTCCGGCGAGACGTAGGGACGCCGTGGTTTCCGTATCCAGATGGAATTGGACTGTGTAGCGTTTGTCCCTGGAGGCTGCCGGACGTGGATTCGGCAACAAATTGCGCGCTACCGGGTCACTCATGGGGTTCGCCTCCCGTCTGCTGTTGCATGGTTTGGATTTGTGCTTGCAGTACGGCGATCTGCCGGGCTTGCGCACTGATCTGATCGCACAAGCGGGCGATCACCTGATTCGCATCCACCTCAATCATGAGACCTCCTTTCGGGTTAGATGATGATGGTGTAATTGACGCGGAACACGCCCGAGACCGCAGATGCGAGCCACACGTACCACCGTTTCGTGGAACCTCCGTACCCGGCGCCGGTCACCGCAACGTTCTGCGCGGTGACGTCACCGTTTGCCACGAGCACGGTCGGATACCCCTCCGTGATGCTTGTGCCGGTGATTTTCGCCCACTCGTCCTCCTCGAACAGTGTGTGCCGGTTCGAGCTCGCTGCCGGGGTGATGACCTTGCTGCCCGTGTAGATTCGTGGCATACGACACCCGTTGACAGTGACCGGGCTACCGTTGATAGCAACCCCTTCGGCTGGCGCACCGACACCGATGCCGATACCACGACCGCCCGCACTGAAATCCAAGAGGAAGCGTTGCGGGCCGACTGTTGTGTACGCGTTCACGGTCCCGTACTTGTCTTTCACGACCACACGGAACCGCCATGAGGCGTCCGCGGACAACCCTGTCAGGGTGACCGTGCCCGTGCCTGTGGCGCCGCTCGCGGTGACCGGCGTCTCTTTCCATGTGCCACCGTCCTGTACCGCGATTGTCACTGACTGCACTGTGTTCGCACTGTCACCGGAGGTGTCGCATTTCCATGTGACGTACAATTTCACGCGCGTGCCGGATTCAACCATATTGCCAGCCTCGTCCACGCGTTGCGCGGTGAACGATTGGATGGTGGGTGGTTTCGTCGCCAGTTTCCACACCGCGTACAGGGTCACGTTGTTGTCCGCACTGTACTGGCCGCCAGGCTGATAGGCGACCGCACCGTTCGCACTCGTCGCCCACCCGAGGAACGTGTGGTTCGCGCGCGTAGGCCGCGTGCTCGACAGGGTGAGGACCTCACCCCACCATTTCGTCTGACCGCCAGGAGCCCCAGACCCGCCATTCGCGTTATATGACACGGTGTGCGAGGGTTTCGGTGGTACGTCCACGGCCACATGCACCTGACTGAACCCGGCCGCGAACCCGTTGACCCGCACATCCGCGATGCAATCGATGCTCTGCCAGTTACGGGTCTTGGACACCCTGAGGGTTTTCGACACGAGTTCGACCGTGCTGTTCGCTCCCACGTTCACGCCGGTCTTGTCCACGCCGGCCCATTGGCCGTTGACGCACGCGCCGGCATGAATGTTCAGACCGGAATACCAGTAGCCGCCGAACGATTCGATCGAACTGGTGGTTTTGATGGTCGCCGACCCGTTGTCCTGCGCGATGATCTTCGAATGCCCCCGCACATGCCAATTGCCGACGTTGCCGCCCGTACCGTTGTTCTCACTGAGCGCCATGTCACACCTCCTGAACCGTTGCGCTGCCGCCGACGTATTGCAGGCTCATGTGTCCGTTGTCTCGTGGCAGGAACGCGAAATTACCGATACGCAACGTGTTCACGACCTCCGCGTTGTTGATGTACAGGCGGTCGTTCGACACGTAGGCGGCGACAGTGTTGCCCGCACGGAATTGCATCATCGTCGAGGTCAATTGCACGCTGTACGCGTCCGCGTTCGTCAGGTCGCCGATGGTCAACCCGTTGTTCGGGTCGAACTGCATGTACTGTTTACGTGCGTCGATCTCCTCGTCCAACCGGTCTGCGGTCGCCCCAACCTGTGTCTGCACATTCGTGACGGATTCACCCAATGCGTCGGTCGTCTGAGTGAACGTGGCGAGCGGCGTATACGAATCATGCACCTCGTCGGTCAGGTCGGATACACGGCTATCCGCCGCGATGCCCGACGTGCCCAAGTCCACGGCACCGTCAGCCGCGAAACTGATGACCGTATGGCCGCCATGCGTGACCGTCAACCCGGCAGACGTGATGCTCACCCGGTTGTCCGCGTCCGTGCTCGTATAGATGTTCGTGCCGACCATCTCGCCGGCCGAAATGGTCGGCGCGTTGAACACGGCGTTCGTGGAAATGGCGCCGTCGAGTTTGAGCTCACCCGTGGCTGCGGTGAACGTCATCGAGTATTCCTCTTTGCCGTTGTTCTTGTATGCGAACATGCCGCCGTCGGTAATGACCATGCCACGGTATTTCTTCGCGGCTTCACTGGACTGCCACTCGGTGTTCGTGCGGATGACCGCACCCGTGATGGCTGCGCCCGATATTTCCCCGCCCGACTGGATGGCGCCTTTGAGGGAGAGCACCCACTGGCCGTCATCGTTTTTCGCATACGACAAATGGTCACCGAACACAACGCCATCCGAGTTGAGGCGGGCAACGGTGTGTTTGTCCGCACCGCTGCCAGTAGTGAGCTGGTAGTCGGCGCCCTCGATACTGCCGCCGCTGATCGCCGGCGTGCTGATGCCGGCCCCGATGATGTTGACCGACTGCAGGATCGCCTCACCGGTTTTCGCGTCCAATGTGACGACCGGATTACCGGACGAGTCCACCATCGTGAACCCGTTGTTGTTGAGCTGGATGCGCTCGTTCGACGTGAGGAACGCGCCGCCTTTGACGACCGCACCGTCGAAAAAATCCGCCGACACGAGACCCGCGCTCACGGTGCCGCGCACGAACAAACTGTCCGCGGCGAGCGTGAGGTCAGCCCACCGCGTGCCGTTCCACGTCCAGATATGTTCGACCTCGCCTGAATGGTCGACGAGCACGGAAACGGAATTGTTCGGTTCGCCCATCCAATATGTTTCGAGTGGTTTGCTCGACGTCTGCCACCATTCGTCACCCGGTTTGAGTAGATCATAGTTGGGCTGCTCCGGTTGCACGAAGCGTTTGTTCTTGCTGTCGGCGGTGGTCTGGGCTCCGATGACGGCCGCCTCCGCGGCCTCCAGGCGGGCGTTCGAGTTGGCTAGATCAGTTTCGAGCTTGCGGGCGAGCTTGGTCGCCTGCTCGGCCTGCTGTTCCGCCTCATACACGAGCGTGACGTCCGTGATGGAGGCGTCGTCGAAATACGCGTTCACGGGCTGGTTGAACGCGATTCTGGCGCGAATGTATTTCACGCCGTCGGGGATGACCGCCTCCTGCACGGACTCAGCCCACGTATCCCCGGTGAATACCATGTTGACAAGCGGCTTGAAATCCGTCCACGACGTACTGTCGGTGACCGTGGTGGAGGGCGTATACTGCAGGCGCAAACCACCATTGTCATTGCCCGACAGGGCGGTGAGCAGTTTGTACCACACGCGGAACCGGTACCGGCTGCCCACCGTCACCGCGACGGGCTTCGTGCTGACCAGCTCCCGCGTGCCCGCACTGCCGTTGAGATAGGCTCGCCACCCACCAGAGCGGCACCATGGGCTCTGCTGGGCGAATCCAGCCCCGGCCACATTAGTCGTCCAGCCTTCCGCGCCATGCTCGAACCCACCGTTAAACAGCAATTCCTCAACTTGTGTGGACAGCACGTTGAGCAGTGCCTGCGCGCTGGCCGCGGCCTGTGCAGCAGTGTTCGCGGTGGCCGCGGTGATCGCGTGCGCCTTGTCGAGACGGTCGACCTCACCAGCCGTGGTCTGGCTGAGCGTGTCCGCGTTCTGCGCGAGTCTCGCCGCATCCTCCGCGCTGTTCTGCGCGGCCTGCGCCATTTTATAGGCGCCCGACTGCGTGACCTCCGTCCACGCCCACTGCCCATCGCTGTAATCCACACGCGTGGACGTCCACAGATTGCTCGCCCGGTCCAACGCGGGCTCCACCGCGCTCCACGCACCCTCGGGGTTCTTGCCGGCCGGTTTGGCCGGCTTCGACACGGCGAGCACATAGTAGGGGGTGATCGCGGTCACGCTCACACCAGTCGCACCCGTCGCGCCCTGCGGGCCAGCCGGGCCGGTCGGACCAGTCGCACCCGTGGCACCTTGCGGGCCAGCCGGCCCCTGTGGGCCGGTCGCACCCGTGGCGCCCTGTGGGCCCTGTGGGCCGGTCTCACCGGGCGCGCCCTGCAGACCCTGCTGCCCCATGGGGCCAGTATCACCCGTCACCGGTGTCGCGCCCGTGACCGTCGTGCGCCCGCCGCCGTAGGTGATCTTGGTGCGCATCCACACTGTCGCACCGGCTGGACGGGTCACATTCCCGGTCGTCCACCCGCTCGTCGGGGCCGCGGTGGCGCCACCCACCGCATACTCGATCGTCGAGCCGGTGATGGTCTGCGCGGCGTTGTCCGTGGCGAGCTGCTTCGCCGCGTTCGCGGTCCGCTCCGCACCCTCGGCCGTGCCCTTCGCCGCGTTCGCGGTCCCGGTCGCTTTTTCGATGTCCTTGGCCTGCTGCTCCTGCGTACCCTCCACGCTCTCCACACGCGACACCGTGTCGAGCATGTCCTGCTTCACACTGGCGACGTCCGTCACCATGCCAGCGTAATCGCCCTTGAGTTTCTCGGTCTCCGTTTTGATGGCGGCCGTCGTCTCACGTGCTGCCTTGTCCGCCTCCGCACGCAGGTAGGCTTCCTGTTCGAGCCCCTCACGGTTCGCCTCAATCGCCTGCTGTGCCTCGGTGATCGTCGTGTTCACCTTGTCGATCTGCGCTTTCACGGATTCATCCGCCGCCGCCAGGATGTTGTCGGCGGCCTCGTCGAACTCCTGTTGGCTGACGATGGGTAGAATCTCCACCTGCACATGCTCGGATTCCACCGACTCGTTAAACGCCGGGGAACCGTCCCTGTCGTGCGCGTTGTCCAATGCGGTGGCCCACACGTCCAACGTGGTGCCCGCAGCGAACACACCCGTGTTCACCTCACCAGCAGACGAAAGCACACCCACCAACGTCTTCTCATCCGCCGTGGCGCCCACCTGTTTCGCCCAGATTTGCACACACCGGAAATCGGACGGAATGCCACCTTCCAATTCCCCGCCCCAGCGAATAAGCGCGGTACCAAGATGCGAGGTTGCTTCAATGTCCAACGGCTTGCCGGGCGGGGTCGTGTCCCCCACCCACGGCGCCACACCATTCACACCCAACACCGTGTCCGACCCGTCACGGTTGGGCACGACGATCACGCCGGCGGTACGCGCCGCGTTGTCCGTGCCCAGCAGACGGTTGGCTCGCGCCGCCATGAACGGCAGCGCCGCATCGTCCGGGTTCAGTTCCTCATGAATCGCCATATGGCAACCTCCCTCAACTCAGGTCACGGGGTCGGCCATGATGTCGAACGTCAGCTCGACCTTGCCCGTCTCATCGCCGCTCATCTGCATCAGCCGCATCGCATACACGCCGTCAGGCACGTCCGGGAACCCCTGAATCGACACGTCGAACATCTCCCCCGGCCAGAAACTGCCCAACGCGTGCAACGGCATGCCACCCGACACGTCGAACGCGTTGATCTCACCCTTGATTTGCATCAACGGTCGTGAGTTCGCCTGCAACACGGCAGTGGCGCCACCACGCAACACGTTGATCTCCTCGGCCTTGGAATCCTGATACGTGGATTCCATGAGCGGCCACGGGTCGCTCCGGGTCACCAATGACAGGTCCTCGGCCAACACCGTCAACGTGCCACTGCCGGTACCAGCGCCGACACCGTACACGCGGTGCACGGGTTGCGCACGGTCCACCGTCACGTTCTCCAACGTGCACGACTGGCCCGCCGCATACGTCAAACTCAACCGCTTGTCCTGATACAGGAACACGTCACCATCGGAACCGGCGAGGAACCGGAAACGGATATGCTGCCCGTCCTCGGTCAAATAGGGGCGGAATTGCATGTCGGGCCCGCCAGCCGAATTGGCGATGGCGCGTAGGATGTCCGAACACCGGTGGTTCACCACATTGAAGTCACGGTACTTCACCTCGGTTGGTTTCTGCTCCACCGTCGTGGTCGGGCCCTCGGTATGCTTCGTGCTGCCGGTCTCCTTGCCGTCCTTGTCATACGAATACGTCGTCACGGTTTTCGTGACGGTCTTCTCGACACGGTACGAGCCTTTCGGTTTCGTCTCCGTCTTCACCTCGGTCACCGTGCGACCGGTACGGATTGTCTTCTGCTTGTCACGGGTGCGTTCGACCCGCTTGCCTTTCTGCCATACCGTGTACTTCTCCTTGACCGTGACCGTCTTGGACGTGACCTTCTCCGTATGGTCCACGACCGTCGTTTTATCGGCCTCTACAGTGGTCGAAACCCACCCGTCCGACTTGTTGACCTTCTTCACGGTCTTCTCACCGGATTCAGGCTTGTCCTCCTCATCACCGGCCACCTCCGGCAGCTGGTGCGTGCCATGCTCACCCAAATACGGCAAGTCAATCGGCAGCGCGCCACCGGGCTTCACCTCCGTGCACTGACGGATCGTCTCACACGCAAGCGCTCGATACGACAGGTTCACCCAACGGAACTCGTCAGGCGAACTATTGCCCGCTCCCTTGCCGAATCGCCCCTCATGCACCAAATACCGGTCCTCAAGAAGCCCCAGCATCGACACGAACGGCACACTCACGTCCAACTGGGAGGACTTGCGCACACCAAGCGCGCCAGCCAACACGGGCCGGCCCGGCTTGTTCGGGTCATCAGCCTGCGAATGCCAGAACAGGACAAGGCCACGCTTGTACGGCATCAACGCCGACGCGCGAGCGGCAGCGTCCACACCGGGAATCTGCCCCCACGGCAACTCCAAGCCCGACACGTCATCAATCCCGAAACCCTTGTCCTTCGTCGTGGAAAACGACGCGTCAGACACACTCATCGACCACGTGAACGACGGAACGTCGATCTGTTGGCCGAGCAAACCGGTCACCGTGTCATACAAGAACGCGTTCCAACCATCACGAAACGCCATGGCTACACCGCCGCACCCACATCGACAATCAGGAAACGACGGCCCGTCCACACCGCGTTCTGGTCACCGGTCGCATCGTTGTAATGGAAGTTCGGCTTCGACCCATACCCGAACCAGCCACCGATCTCCGCGGTATGCGTGCCCGCGGCCACCGCCGAAATATAGCTCGTCTCATGGGTCGTCCACGACGTGTTATGGGACACCATGTTGGTCGCGGAATGATCCAACGGCACACCGTCCACATAGAACTGCATCGCCCACTCGCTCACACTGTCCTTGGTCGCGTTCTGCGCCGAGAAATTGCACTTGTACGTGAACCTGAGCAACCGGTCCGTGGGAAGCGTGAACGTGACCTTCTGCTCACGCACGATCACACCCTTGTTCGCAGTCCACGAGAAATTACGCCGATCCCAGTTCTCCGCGACCACACCAAGCGTGGACCCGTACGGCAACGCGTACGGCACCGTCCATATCATCGACGCTGATTGCGTGCTCGTCGCCCCGGCCGGCATGCGCATGCAACAAATCTCGGTCGCATCAGCGGGAATCACCGGTTTCACCGGGTTCGCGGACGCCACACCCATCGTCACACCCACATGCACCTGATTGTCTTTGTCGGACGAGTAATCGGGCTTGTTGTTCGCCTTGATCCAGATGACATCCACACGAGGGTTCGACGGGTCACCAGCGTTCACCGCTTCCTCGGTCGTACCACCCGGCCAATACGCGAGCATCTTCCCATCACTGGCCGCGCGTGAACACACCGCGACACCAGCCGCAACCGCATACTTCAAATCGGAACGGCCAGTCACCTTCAACCCGTCCACGACGCCCTTGTTCTGGAAGAACGCGCCGATAATCATACGGTGCGTCAACGGGGTCACACCATTGTCGTTCTCATCGACGCTCACACCCAACGCGGTGGTCATACGCGCCTCCTTTGCATACAAGAAGACCGCCACACCCCAATGGGGTATGACGGTCTCCAACTCCTTGATTTCCTACTCGAAACAGGTGGCTACATCCATGTGTCCCGCACCAACGCGTTCACAAACCCAGTGCCGGCCGTACGCAACGTGACCGTGATCGACGCACCCGGTTCAATCACGGGGAAGCCGCGCTGCTCCAACGTGCGCGACACATCCAATCCACCAACAGACGCGGTACGGCTACGAGAATCCAAAACGAGAGGCTCACCATACACGGGTTGTGAGCATTTCAACCACAAACCGGTGCCCTCCACAACCAGATCGACACCGTTCGGCATCGGCCCATTACACGTGAACACTGGGTACGCGCGGGACGTGCCATGATTCTCGAGCACCAACTGGTTCGACTGCAACGAGGTACGCGGCCCCGCATACGTCAACGGATACCGCAACCCTTTCGTGCCCGACAAGTCAGGGTATTTCAGAACCGACACACTGTTGTTCGGTTCACCCAACCAATGCGTAGAGAGGAGCTTTTGATTGTAGGACAAGCCACCCTGGCCACGGCCAGCGGTATCCACCGGCAACAATTGACCCGTCTGCGGTTGTGCCGCCAGAATCTCAGGACGGTTGCACACCACCGTGAGCACACCCTCCATCAAATCCGGCTCCCACTCGGCAGGCCCCTCAAGTTGGAACATTCCCTCCACATACGCGTCCCGAGTATCATCGACAAGCCTCAACCGCACCAAACGATGCGTGAATTGGCGTACCTTATCCCACTCACGCAAGGTCTCACCACGGTCGCCACCCATCGCCGCCACATGCACCTGCACCGTACGCGACGCGTAATCAATGACCGAATCGGGAATATCATGCGCACCATCACCGCTCCCACGTTCAACCGTGCTTACCTTCAGGTCAGGCGTCGAATACCAGCCCGTGATACCCGCCTCGAGAAAATACAAGCGGGCCCCCTCCCCCGGTTCGCATTCGAAACGAACCGGGGGAACACCGTTCGTGGACAATTCCAAAAAAGCGACACTCACAAGCGCGCCTCCCTCCTAGCGGTACGCATCAACGCCGCACGGTCAATCTGCGCCGCCGCATGCAAATCCTGATCCGAACGCACGATCTTCGTGCTCACGTTGAACGTCTGGTTCACCGTCTTGCCACCATCAATGACCACGGTCATCGAATCCTGGCTCAACGCCTTCTGCACCCTGCCACCCGTCGCATACGCGCCACGCGCCAAACTCACAGCAGACGCCAAATACCGGTTCGAAGCATTCGCCAACGCCTTGTTGACATCACCAGTACGGTTCAACACGTTCAGGAAGTTCGGGCCAACCTCACGATCCAGTTTCGCCACCGACGCCGCACGAATCACATGCTCGTTATTCGACAACATCGCAGGAATCGAATCACTCGTACCCGTACCCGGACCATGAATACGACCACCAGTAGCAGCATGAACCTCACCGGAGCCACGGGTCACGATGTCCACATAACGTGTCGCGATCACCGAACCGTTCGTGCTCGCAATCGCACTGATGACAGCGTTCGCACCGGAAGCATCGCCGTCGACACGCGCCCAAGGCTTCGCAATCGTCCGTCCATTGAACGCCTGAATCAACATGATAGCCATACGAGCCATCGTGTTCTCACCCTGCACACGCGTCCACGGCTTCGAAAGCGTCCTACCACCAAACGCCGCGATGGCGTTGATAGCCAACGACGCCAACACGTTTTCACCCAAGACACGAGCCCAAGGATTCGCAATCGTCATCCCGTTGAACGCACTCACACCACCAATGGCATTACGCGCCTGCGTATCGTCACCGAGAATGAGCGCCAACATGGAAGCCAACGTTTGACCACCAAACGCTTGCATCGCCCCGATTTTCGTACGCGCATCAGTGTCATCACCCTCCACGCGAACCTTCGCCGGAGGAATGAACAAGGAACCGATAATCGAACCGATACTCGCAATCGTGCTCACAATGGACGGTTGTTCAACCTCGGTCTGCACCGGCTTCTTCACCGCCACCGCAGCGAACGCATTGACCTTGCTCTCAGCCTCATCAAGCGACAAATCAGCCGGAATCGTCTTCATGGCCGAATTGTCATTGATGAACGCGGACATCTTCGCCTTCGCAGGGTCAGTATCCGCATCGACCTTCTGCTTCGCTTTGGAATTGTTGATTTCATCCAACAAGCCAAGCCAACCATGTTCAGCGGTCAACGTGTCGCAAATCAGTTTGATCTGCGCATCGCTCATGCCCAGTTCGCGCAGCTTGTTCTGAATATCAGCAAGTTTCGCCTTGCCCTCTTCAGACCTCACGTCAATGTTCGCCGGCCAATCAATGCCCAAGCCCTTCAACGCGGACTTGATGTCATCAATCTTCCCGGAAGCATTGTCATCAGTGACACTGAGCAACATGTTCACATCAGGATTGTTGCGCAGTTCCTGAACCTTCTTATAGGCTTCATCAATAGTCTTGATGTCACCGTTCATCACAAGGTTCATCACCATGTCGAAGGTCTTGCCGTCATCATCAGGGAACGCGGCCCGCAGGTTGCTGACGAACAATTCGATCATGGACTTCGCCTCGTCAGCGTGCACCTTGATGAGCGTATCCACCTGTTCAGGGATAAGCCCATACTGTTGCGCCAACTGTTCAGCCGCCTTTTGTGGCACCCCCATGTCAATCGCGGTTTGGATGAACTCGTCACGCATTCTGCTGGTAGCGGCCGTGACCTGTTCCGCAGAGGAACCAGACTCGACCATCTTCTCCATCACGTCATACGCGGACGAACCCAACGTTTCCAACGACTGTTGAGCCAACCGACCCGATTCGGACATCGTGTTGAACGCGCCCTCAACGCCCGGAAGCAGCGTACTGGTCTCGTCCCACACCTTGTTCTGATCGTTCGTCAACTCTTTGACACGGGCAACCGTGTCCTGCATACCGGAAAGCGTCGCCTGATAGTTCGACGCGGCAGACATCGCATTACGTGCAGCCACACGCTGATCGTTCAACGAATCCACGTGCATACGCGTCGCTTGAGCCACCATCTTCTGACGTTGCTCCTGCGTTGCGATCTTCACCGCCAACTGGTCGGAGGAAATACCCGCCTCGATAAGAGACTTCGCGTATCCTTCCGTGTACCCGTTCGCTTTCGCGGTCTCCTCGGCGGCGTCGATATACTTCTTACGCAACGCCTCCATGCTCTGCCGATACTTCTTCGCGGATTCTGCGGCATCGGTCATGACAACTCTTGTACCCGATGTGGTCGAACCGTACATGCCTTGCACCTGAGTGCCTTGCGTGATGATGTCCGTCAGACGGTCGAACTCTTTTTGATATTCCTTGGTGCTGCCGGAAGCGACCCCAATCGCCTGTTCAGTGGTGATACCCAGAGTACGCATCGCTTCTGTAGTGTCAGCCACACCATTGAACACGTCATCAAGCCAGGAATGTTCACCCAAATCAGGATTGTTCAACGCGTCACGCAATGACTGTTGAACAGCGTTCATCGAAGTAGACGCATCATACCCCTCGTCGGCCAAACGGCCGAACGCCGAAGCAATGTCATCCACGATCTGCTGGTTGGACGCGGCTTTCGAACTCATGTCCGACAATGCCGCGCCAACTGCGCCCACAGCGGCGATAACACCAGCCACAGGCCAATTGACAGCACTGAACAAGCCACCAGCCAACGCCTTGAACTTACCAAACGCGCCAGTCGCCTGAGCCACGGCACCAGTCACGGAAGACAACGCCGGAGACGCCGAAGCGAACCCACTGAGCGCGTCCTTCATGCCGATACCGACACCCTTGGCTTCCAATCCAAGACCATTCAGCATCTTGCGGTACTGCAACATGTTCGCAGTGGTCTCAAGGATACCCACTTTGAGGCTGTTGAACGCGGACATGCCAGCACGCCCGAACGTCGCCCACAAGCCAATAGCGGCCTGCACTGGTTCAGGCAGTTTCGCGAACGCGTTCGCCACCGATTCAGCAGCCTTGGCCATCGACTGAATCAACGGAGCCGCAGCACGCAACGACGAAGCCAACGTGCCACCGAACGTCTTCGACAATTGGCCGGCAGTGGTCAACAACTGGGAGAACATCGGCGCCACATCACCAAGCGCATCGAACACCGTCTGGAACCCACTGGACACGCCCGACGAAAAATCGGAGATGCCCGTCTTCGACCGGGCCAGCAGACGACTGATGTTCGAAGCGAACGAACCGATCGTGGAACCGGCATTACGGAACACGTCAGCAGTGGTGGAACGCAGCTCATACGCCGCATCGCCAATCGCGGAGAACGAGCCACGCATGTTCTCCTTGGCGTCAGCGGCACCAGCGGCCCACGCCTGCAACGTCTCTTGGAACCTCACGCTGTTCACCGCGTCAGCGGCATGTTCCACAGCGGTGCTGAACCCTTCAAGCCCGTTCTGTTGTTCGGCAAGCCCCCGATACAAGCCGGACGCAATATCAATCACACCCTGAAAAGCGGTCTTCAAATAGCCGGCCTGTTCAACGACCTGAGCCATCGACTTGTTGATCTCACCACTCAGCCGCGCATTGTTCACCCACCGGGAGAACTGTTCAGCCAAATCGGAAACATAGGTAGCCGCACGGGGAAGATACGTGCTCGTGGAATCACTCAACTCAAGGAACGATTTCACAACCGATTCCACACCCGGCACCAGATTCTCGATGGACTTGTTCACATCCGTGAACACGCTCCCCAACTGGCCTATCTTGTTGGATTGCGTGACCATCTTCAACATGCCGTTGAACACGTCAGCCTCAAGCTCAGCCAGCTTCCGCATCTGCGGGCCGACCACATCACCTACAGCATTCGCGAACTCCTTGAACGCCGGAGCCGCCTTGCCATAGAACGCTTCCTGTAGCTTCTCACCCAAGCCTTCCAACGCCGTACCGGCAAGATTGATGTTCTCACTCCACGCCTTGCCCTTGTCGCCAATAATCATGCGCAGGGAGGCGTACGCGACACCAAGGCCAGCCAATGCGGACGGGGCTGCGAGAGCCGCCTTGCTCATCGACACAATGGACGCCCCAACACCAAGCACACTGCCGGACAAGTTGATTGCCCCAGCACCGATACCCGCCATCGCGGTACCCAACGCGCTCACCTTGGGAATGATCGTGTCGAAGTTGTCGAACAGGTTCACCAAACGGTCGAACTGGTTCTGCACACCCTTGATACCTGTCGCCCCAGCGGTCATACCGCTGAGAATCTTACCCAAATCCGTGCCGTGGAACTTCGCGAAGATGTCCACCGTGCGGGGCCGCGTGAAATACGCGAGATGGGCGCGCGCCAACGCGGTTTCCAAATCCACGTCCATGTCGAGCTTGTCATAGTCGTTCTGCAAGTCCCGCAGCTTACGACGCGCGTTCGCCTCGTCAATGTCTACATTCGACTTGACTTCCCAATCCATGTCAGGATTGCGGCGAATCTGCTCGATAAGACGCTTGCGTTCCGCTATCGCGTTCTCATAATCCACCTTCAAATCAACGGGAATGTTCACACGCTTGTGCTCAAGCTCGAACAGTTCACGTTCCAACCGTTCCAACGCTGCCTGCTGCGCGTTGACACGCACCTCAACCTCAACGTCACGCTGCAAACGAGCCAACTCAGCCTGCAATGCGCCCTTATCGAGTTCTGCCTTGAACTTGATTGTCGCACTCGGATTGTCCCGAACCTTGAGCAACGCCTTCTGCAACTCGTCCACACGCCTGGTCATGGCGTCCAAGTCCTTGACATGGCCCTTGGTGTCCACGAACTGCAACTTGCTCAACGAGCGACGCAACCCGTCCACATTGCCCTCGGTCTTGAGCAACGACTTCGAGAGCTCACGCTGCCGGTCAATGTGGCCGGCCACCTGTTCGGACGCCTTGCGGAACACGTCGGCGTTCCGTTTCAGGTCACGTTCCAACCGCTGATAGCTCAACCCGTTACGGTCAATGAGCATGTCCTTCGTACGAAAGACATTGTTCAGCTTGTCCTCAGCCGCAGCTTCAGCCAACACCGATTTCGTGGTGCTCTTGACGAGCTTGCGCTGCTCACTGATCTTCCCATTGACCTTATCAAGCTCATGCGCATTCTTCGCCATAAACTTCGAATGCTCACGCGCGAGCTTCGCCGCCTCACGCTCCTGCCGGCGAATCTCATTACCCAACTGGGTGTATTCGCTGCGCAGACGCTTCACTTCCGCACTGGCCGCACGATACTCGTCACTGTTGCGCTTGAACGAATCACGACGCAGTTTCGCCGCGTCCAACGCATTCCCAAGCTGTTTATGCGCTTCGATGTTACGGCTGATCTCACCACGCACCGCCGTGAGACTATCCTTGTAGGAAGCCATATGGTTCCACTTATCGAACCACACCGCGTCACGCGCTGCATTAAGCTCGCGCAGCTTCGCAACCTGCTTGCGCTGCTCACGCACCGCATCGGTATCCATCGCCTTGAGCGCGTTCGCATGGTTCTGGCGCATCTTGTCGAACGAGTCGGCCAAACCCTTGTCGAACCGTGTCGTGTCGGCCTTCACGTCAATCTGCGCCATCGACGTCATCTCGGCCAGTTCACGGTGCACGCGGTCGAACGCGCGCGTATTCACACGCACATCGAAATCAATCGTGCCACCCGAACGCTGCAACCGTTCAATCTGCTGGCGCGCGCCCATCGTGTCCAAATCCGAATCCAAATGGATCGTCTGGTCATCCAGACGTTCCAACATGGCCTTCACCTTACGGTAGAAGCCACGCGTCTCCGGTTCAAAAGCAATATAGACGGTACCCGCCTTGAATCCGTCAGCCATACACGCCCCCTAACCAAACAACCTTGTAGTGTCCATGACCGGACTCGAACCGGCATCGCCCCAGACGTACTCCGGGGCGCGCAACTACCAATTAGCTACATGGACGAAACAGGGCAGGGAACAGTCCTCAACAACCATTCCCCGCCCCGACAATCACGCACCCACACTTTCGGAAAGATGCGTTTTACCCTTCGCTGCCGCGATCCTCACGAACTCAGCAGCAGACACCTCACCACGCTTGGTCTCACGTGGCGGCGTATAGAACGGAGGCTGCACCACACTTGGCTCAACCTTGCGACGCTTCTTCCCATCACTGGATTGCGCCACAACCCACGCCTCCAACGTGTTCCGCACATCAGCAAGCAGCATCGTCGGGGAATCCCACCCAAGCCAAGGCAACACCACAGGCTTCGCCTTATCTTCACCCTTGGAATCGAACTCCCCCGCCTCCGTCTGCTCCTGCAACACGCGAGCCCGGTACAACGAATCCGGCCACGCGGCCAAACCAGCCACAAGCCGTATCGCACGCACCGGGTTCAACCGTGGCCCCGTCACGATATCCAACCCATAGAAGCGTTGGAAATCAGCGGTAAGTTCTACTTCGTACTTGTCGAAGAGGTCTTCGACCGCACGGATTTTCCCAACTGGTCCGCATAGAACTGCACCACCACAAGCAACACCAGGAACAACGTGTTCACATCAATACCACTGGTGAACTCGTCCACCTTGGCAGGCTCCTCCGTGATGGTCTTAAGGAACGCGATCATGTCACGCAACGCGGCCACACGCTCCTCGACCATATCAACCGCAGTCGAATCATCATCGTTACGGGTCGAATCATTGTACGCGACATACATGCGGGTACGCACCTGTTCGAAACGCGCCGACACATCGAACGTGAACTGTTCGGCCGGCAACAATACAGGCAGTCCCGCAAGCAGCGGATTCTGCTCTACGAGCGCTTCCCACGTTTGCGGGAACTCGACTTCTTCTTTGTCTTCTTTCGTGTCTTGCACGCCATTGGCAGCACTCATACTTTCTCTCCCATCAGATTCCAACTCCCATCAGATAAAAGAAAACCCCACGCATGGATGGGAGAAACATGCGTGGGGAAACACAATCAGACACGCGGCAACACCACGCGCCACACCATCAACAGATCACTCGCCAGCGTCCTGGAGCAGCATGAACTCGAAATCATCCTTGCCGGTGCCCGGCGATTCCACCGTGAACACCACACCCTGCTCGATGAAATCACCGTTCAACTGCGGGCCACCGGACGGGGCGGCCTTCGTCTTCGGGAAATAGAAACCAAACTCAGGGTTGGCCGCATTCTGCGCCTCCTGCGTGATGACCACAATCGCCAACGGCTTCGGATCGGAATTGATATTCGCACCAACACCATTCGTAGTGGCCCTGCCATTGAAAATGAGCTTGAGGGTTTCCGCATCCATCTGCAACGCGTTCGCCGTGACCGTCATCGAACCATCCGAACTCTTCTTCGTCTTCAGGTTCGACTTGAGCCAACTACGGAACGCCTCACTCTCACCACCCTCAAGACTGATCTCCAGCTTGTTCGAGTTCGACGTGTGACCAAGGTTTTGCCACTTCTTGCTCGCTTCGGTACTGGCGACTTCCGTATCGGTCAAATGGAACGCCTTCAAACCACCTGTCGGCAACGGGGTACCAACCTCCGCGTAGAACACCGTTCCATATTCGGCGAAAAACACCGAATCGTCATTGATTGCCATATTGTGTCCTTTCAAACACGAAAGGCCACCACACCCCGAACCGGATGTGATGGCCTCCAACTACAAGAAAACCCGCCCGCCAATGGCGGTACGGGTGGATTTCAGAATCTTCGATTATGGGTCAGGAAACACAATCCCTGACATGGAACTCGCACACTGAAGCGGTCGCATACTGCTTGATGCGCTTGGACGTGGCCTGCTTGCCGCCAGCCGCCTTCGCGAACGACGGGGGAACCATGACCTTCGTCACCTGCCCCCATTCGGTCGCGTCCATCAACGGCCAACACATGACCAATTGACGCACATACGAGGCGAGCCTGAACGCCCTATCCACGTCCACGCTCTCCACCAGCACACTCATGGAGCAATCCCACATGCGGGACCTATGGCGCCGCCCCGCGAACACTGGCGGCTCCACATGGAAGACGACCACATCCGTCGCTTGCGCGTACGCGTCCACATCCACGTCGATCTCGTTGAACACGAGCACCTTCGGCAACCCGTCGGGAACCGTTTGGAACTCTCCACCGACCGACCCTTCGGGCGGTTGTTCAAACCCACGGTTGAACAATTCCATGACCAGGCTTTCCGCATCCAACTGGGGCCTAAGCTCTGGGTGCACATTCAGGTCAATACGAGGACTTCCCATTGCGGTCAGCCTCCCCTCGCGGCCTTCTGCATCACATGATGCCCCTCAACGAACTTGCCGGCCTGCTTGTTCCAAGCGCCGAACTCGTGCGCCAACGTCACATCACTGCCATCACGGCCAATGACCGTCATACCCACCGTCGTGTCAATACCGTGGTATTTGATACCGAACTCGATGCGGTCGGCGACCGAATGACCGGGGTTACGGCCGATAGCCGCCGACGTGGCCAACGCCTTCGCACGGCCAAGCACACGCCTACCTTCCGCACGGGTGAGTTCAGGCCCGAACTCCTCAGCCACGCGACGACTCAGGTTGCGGTCGAGCCGGATTCGTACCATCCCAACACCCCCTTCGATTCACCCCACACTGGCGCATCCGGTGCAGGAACAGGCGGTTGCAGACGGAACCGTTCAGGAATCTGCGCCATATCAGCCGCACGACGCACACGCATCTCCCAATGGTGCGTCCTGCCATGCTCACGATGCTCGGCGGCACCATCCACGTCATAGATGTCACCATCAATCCACACGAACGTGTGAATATCACCATGCCATTCACGCGCCAATATCTGCTTGACCGTGACCTCACGCAAACCACCAGACGACTGCGGGTTCTTATCCTCAGCCCCGGAAATCGAGAACATGCCCGCCTGCTGTTCACGTCCCTCAAGAGAACACCAACAGTAGAACGCGTCACTCCACTCATACGTCACACCATGCGCGCTCCGCCTAATAGTGGACGGCGCAACGATGATCTTCGACGTATAGAACATGTCCGTCGGCTTGACGAACGGCTCATTCTCGAACGAAGAATCGACCGGCTCCTTGGGCTTGTCCGACGAAAACAAGTACGCCATTCGGCATCACCTGCCATACGCTCGGTCAAGACCCAACGACACCGTTCCAAACGGGGCAGACCCTTCGGTAACCCCCGTCAGCAACGCCCGCTCCTTCTTCGTCACATGCAAATCCGGGCTGACCTCCCAACCGGGCGGGTTCATGTCCATGACCTGATCGGTACGCGTATACGCGCCGTTCGATTCGCTCTTACGCATCGACCAACGCGCCACACGCAACACCATCGCACAAATCACATACGTGAACGTGCGTTCGCTCAACGCGCCACTATTCAACCTGTAGCGGGCTGACGGGCACTCAGCGAACGCAATGTCACACGCAGTCAAACAATGCGGGATGATCCACTTTTCATCATCCAAACGGTCAAGGAACACTTCAGGCGTGCCACCACCATACGTGAGTATTGCACCCACCCAATCAATGTCTTCAACATCAACGGCCATCGCACACCCTCCTTCCCGACACAGGTCAGAGCACGTTCGCTTTGAACGTGGACACAGCCTGCTGGAGAATCGGCATGTACGAGCCGTTCACCCACACGTCGTAACGGGTAGGCGCCGCATCGCTCATGACCAGACCGATCATGCCGCTGTTGTCGGCACGGTTGATTCCATACTCCGGGTCGGCTGCCTCAACGGTCGGGCCGGACGCGGTGAAGCCAAGCGTCATGTCGTTGAAGCTGGAGAACATCAGGAACGTCGCGTCAGGGATCAGCGAGCTCACCGAGACCGGCAGCAGGATGCCATTGTCACGTTCCAACTGCGTGTACATCAGGTCAATCTCCTGAACGTCAGTCAGACCCACATAGGATGCAAGCACCTGACGGACATTGTCCGGGGAGATGAACGACGGGCTATTCGCCGCACTCTGACCAGTGAACGCGGTGATGATCTCCTCGTTCGTGGTCAACGCCTCGATGACAGCGCTTGTCGTAAGCACAGCGGACGGGGTGCGGCCGTGGTTGTCGGCCATCAGCTTGACCCACTTCTTGATGTCCTTCAACGGGGTGGCGCCAGACACATTCCACTTCTTCGTCGGCGCGACATTATGCAACGCGGATGGACGCTCGAAATCATACGTGGCGTTGACGCCGTTCTCCTTGATGGAGATTTTCGCGTCCACCATCGCCGCGATACGCAACAGTTCCACCTTGACAGCGGCCTCACGGCCCAACTGGTCGAACTGTTCCGACAGCTTGGCACGAAGGAACGTGTTGTCACCGGTACGGCCAACAAGGTCACGTTCGGAGATGTGCGCCTTCTTCGACATCGGAAGCAGGCCAGCATACTTCTCCACGCTCTGCTCGGTGGTCTTCAGGTATCCGGCTTCAGCATCCCATGCGCGCAGAAGCATCGCGTCAATGGCAGGTGCAGGAATATACGGCGTCCATCGCACAGTCTTCTCACCATTGTTCGAGGTGACCGGCAGGACGCGGGAGAACGGCAGCTTCGCGTCAAGCGTGTTGAACGCTTCATCGGTGATACCCGACGCCGCCGAAGGGCTGAGAATCGTCTTCTCAACAGTAGCCATAGGTTAATTCCTTTCAGATATGCAAAAACCCGCCACAATGGGCGGGTTTCAAAACTCAATGCCTGTAATCGCGGCCTCACGCACCGACACCCGGCACAGCAGCAGCAACCGTGTTGGGAAGACGCTTCGTGGTGCCGGTCTCCGGGTCAACAGACACGAAATCACCATTCCACGCAACCGTTTCAGCCGGAACGACCGGCAGGTTCTTGACAATCACATTGCCACGGAAACGCATGCCGACCACTTCACTGTCCTCGACCTCCCAGCCGCCGACGGTCACGTTCACCTTGATCTGCGATTCCAACAAGCCTGCGACACGTTCCTGACGGCCGTCACTCGCTTCCGGGTCATACGGGCCATACAAACCATTCGACGCGCCGGACGTAATCAAGGCGAGCGGAAGGCCGGACTTGATGTACACTTCGGTCGCGGAATCATCCATTCCCGTCAGGTACTTCTCCTTTTTGGCCTTGGTCGCGTTGGAGAACGTGGCAAGATCAAGGGTGATGCTCACCGTGCCAGGCAACTGTTCGCCATAACGCCAAGTCTGGTCGTCTGCGATAGTGCGCACACCCGTGCCGTGAATCATGTTGACCATGAAAAACTATCCTTTCGAAACTTGTGGTTGATTATTTGCCGGACGCCACGCCCTTATGGGCGCGCTCAAGACGTTTCTCCGCGAACTTTCGGGCGATTTCACGGCCGTCTTCCTCGGATTCGACCGCGCCCTTCATCTTCCCGCCGCCAATCTGATTCGCACGAATCGCGGCCTGCACTTCCGGCATGGACGAACCGATATGCACCGGCTTATTTTCCTCGGCGGGACGCTCAGTCTCTTCTTCCTGCTCTTCTGGTTCGGTCTTCGCCTGTTCAGGCACAAGACCAGCGAATGCAGAAGCCCACGCCTCAACCCCTTCGGGAGTGTCAGCGGCGCACAGTTTGTCGAACATCTCGTCAGTGATCTGCGGATGCTCACGCTGCGCTGTCAGACGGGCGATACGCATGTTCGCCTCACTCAACTGCGCGTTGATACTGTCGCGTTCCTTGGCGGCTTTCTTGAAATCGTTCTCGTTCTTGCGGCTCATGCGCTTCCAATGCTCAAGGTCGCTTTCTGGAGTGTCGTCTTCCGGCGTGTTCACACCGGGGTCAGTTACCGTGTCCGGCTTGGATGTGTCGATGTTCTTCGGCACACCAATGGTGTCGGGTTCCTCGACCTTTGCGGTTGCAGTGGTTCCCTCGGTATTGTTCTCAGACATGTCGTCCTTTCGATTGATGTCTTTTCCCTATCACAGATCAGGCCACTCATTGCGAAGGGCCTGAACATAATTCCTGTAAAAGTTTCGTGATTGCACCATCGTCGCACGACGTGTCTGTTTGAAGATGCGGGTGTGGCCGTCAACAGTCTTTTTGACCTGTTCCTTACCGTCCAACAGCTCCTTGTACATGGCGTCGTAGGTTCGATAGTTGCGTATGATGCGTTTCGCCTGTTCCCGCGTGGTTTTTCGGTCAGGCGGCGTCCAGTTGCTCACAGTGCGACCCGACTTGCGGGCCTCGTCCGCCAGCACGGGGCCGAGTTCGCCATTGGTCTGCACCTGCAAGCGGATGCTTTTCAGGTCGGCGGCGGTATTACCACCGGCCAAGTCATAGAAACGCTGCAAATCAGCTTCGGAAATATCCTTGCCGACATCGTTCGCCGTGGTGATGGGCGCCACACCGCACTTGCAGTTCGAATGCAACGGCATCAACGAACGCGTATGATACGTGCGCGTGGACGCCACAGCACACAAGCCACACGTACCGGTCTTCGACAACTCAGGGTGAATCACACGCCGATACTGCGTGACACCCTTCGATTCGAACCGGCCCAACGCGATACGGTGCGCGGTCAACTGCGCGTCAGTGTTCGCTATATCCTCAAGCCGGTCAAGGGACGCGCGGAGCCAACCCGTCACCGTGGACAAGTCCGCGCCTTCCAACACGTCCCAGGATTCAGGACGCAACGAAGGCGACTGCACCGCCAGATGACGGTATGCTTCAGCCGGGCGCAGCATGACATCCAATGGTGTCGTACCTTGTCGTGGCGCCACATACGACGTGTCGAACACGCCACCAGTATCCACATCGGCCATGCCGAGCATCGCATCCGCATAGCTCACACCAAGCCGACCAACCGCCTCCAAGAACGCCATCTCAAACCGTGCAGCCTGGGAGGCGGCACCCAATGTGACAGCATCATTCCACCAGTCCGAAGGCGTCAACGACTTCCATATGTTCCACACTTGTCGGACATATGTTTGTATCAGTTCAGCCCGCTGTTGCGCGAACGTATCCACAGCTTGTTCGACACGGGTCAACACCGCCATCAGCGGCCCCGCTTCCGCAAACTCGGATACTTACGCTCCCTGGGCAACGCGAAATTAGAACGCTTGATACGCTTCCGACCACGAGGCGTCAACCTAGCCATCCACCTCACCGCCAACATCGACAAGCGCCTTTGAACCGTCATCGAAATCATCGACGCTCACCATTCCGCCAGTCTGCTCGGAGGTACGTTCCGCAGCGGAAGCCGCAGCAGACGCGGAAACGAGTGCGGTCTGATACGTCGAATCGGTCATGTCCTGCATGGCCTCGGAAATCTCAGTCTCCGTCATATGCAGGAACCGGCGCATAATCAGTTTGACCGGCAGCACATCCTTCACGTAATTCACCGCTTGAGCCATGTTCAAATCACTGTCCGCAGCGATCGGCGCCCACACCGTTTCAAACTCGTCATCAGCGGCTTGAGCATTCCCAGACGCGACCATCGCCATACGCAATACACGAATGAACGCATCATTGGCACGCGCGTTCAAATCCTCAACCTTGGAAAGCAGACTCTCACGCTTCAACGAAGCACCCTCAGCGCTACCCGCCACATCAGGGCTGAGAATATCCAACGGAGTTCCGGTGGACACCGCCAACTGTTTGACATCATGCGCGGAAGCCGTACACCATTGCGTAATGTCAGTGACCTGAGATTCCCAAATCTCCGTATCCTCCGGGAGCATCCACAATGCGGCCGGCCCCATCGCATACAGTTCACTGAAATCAATCGGGTCACCGGCACGGGCCATACCAGCCTTGACCTGTGGATCGTCTTCCGTGTACACATTGCGTTTCAGGCCCTTGATTCCACGCTGGCGGAACGCCTGCATCGTCTGGATACAGAATCGGTCGAACTTCTGCTGATCCAACGCGCTCAACGCGGGAATGTGCGGCTCGATCTGCCCCATACCCGTGCCAGAGCCAAGACGAATCAAAGGAAGATACCCACAATCAGTGGCATACTGCAACGTCTTGCGCCCCTCGTCCCATGTGAAGTCTTGATTGAACTCAGGCGCTTTGGCATCGGCGTTATTGCTGAACTCGTAGATTCCACTGCCGTTCGATTCATCGAACAACGTTCGAGCATCAGCTTGGTGTGAAGCGGAACGATAATACACGTTCGACACAACGTTGTTCTTGTCGCGCTCACACCGGAACAATATGAGTTTCTCTATATTGTTCACGTCGTCGAACGAATAGTAGACAGCCGCTTCATCATCCTCGCTGACATACGTGTTCCACGGCGTCAACACCGTAATCTGCGCAGCATCACCCAAGGAATCCACCAGAAGATACCCTGAACCATACAACGCCACATCATGGAACACCTGACGAGACTTCAAATCCATACGATTACGCCGCCATGTCGTATCCGCCTCAACACTACGAGACACACGATCCGACACCTGACGGAACCCAACCGGCTTCTGCCGACTCGACACATTATCCGTGATGATACGCGCATAATTCACAGTGCCCAATTCCAAGAACCGCTTATAGATCGCGAACGACTTCTGGTCAGTCCCCGAAGGAATCGCACTAGTCGGCACCTGCTCACGCCCATCATAGAACGTGCGCAGCTTGCACAAGGTCGGGATACGCGCAGCGAGCTTGTTCGCCAACACACTCAACCAATACGCATCCGGGTCATCATCGGCAGCATCAACTATCAGATTATTGAACTCAACCAACAGGCACCCCCTTTCAGTACACGCGGAACGGAATGAACTGTGTCACGTCCTCTTCCTTCACGCCGTCGGTCAGATACCTGTTGCGCGCCGTATACGCGAGCAAACCAGCCATCATCGCATCAATCTTCTCCGGTGAGTTCGGTGTCTCCTTGAACACGAGATAGCCGAACGAACGTTCACGTTTGCGCGCATTACGGAAATGCGCCACCAAACGCGGGTCGGCAAGCAACGCGATGGATGACACGTCCGGCTCGGCATGACGCGGCACCTGCTTCATCTCATACGTGAAGTTCGCAGCCATGTTCACCAAACCCTGATACACGTCCCGAGACCAATTGTTCGTCCAATACTTGATCTTCGTACTGTTCCGGCCACGCGGGCCAACCGCGAGCTTGTCCGAAAAATCACGCTCCCACGCGTCAATCATGCTCTCCCACGGGTTCACATCAGCGAAGAACGCGACCACGTTGTAATGACCGAACATGTAACGCACCATGCCATCGAACGCCTCACGATCCACACGCCACTCAGCCGCACGCGCATCATCAGGCTTCTGCTCAAGTTTGATCAGGAACAACAACCCATCACGCACACGGCACCCAACAAGCGCCGTGGAATCATCACTGATGGAACCATCGAAACCAAGCGTGATCTCGTCATCAGCATGAATTACATTCTTCCAAGCATCCATCATCTGCCGGCGGTCACCAGACAAATACATGTCCTTACCCACCAAATGCGCTTGAATCTGCGATTCAGGAAGCCACGAATCCATCGCAGACGTCAACGAGTTCAAATAGAAACGAATCGCCTCGGACGGGTCGGAACCAGCATTCAGGATATAGCTCTTCGGCTTATCCATGATGACCCAACCGTTCTTCGACGGTCCAGGCTCAACACCCGGCGACGCCAACGAATACCCTTCATCGTCCTTGCCGGTACGCGGATTCACGCGGGTGATACGCCCATCGGGAAGAATCAGATGATCGTACCCATCAGATGATTTCATCACCGAACCATGCGATTCCATCAACGCATGTTCCAGCTTCTTCTCATTGCCCAGCTCCTCGATGGGCAACGACGCATAACGATGATCGAACAATGTGCGCTGATCATGCTTGACCTTGCCCTCGGCAATCGACCACGCCGTACGGTACGTGTCCTCAGCCAACGAGTTCAAACCCGGCTGGTACATCGTCGTCGTCTGCAACGACCACGGTTCATCCATACCACGCTTCGTCAGATTACGCAGCAACGTGCGCGCCATGCCCTTCGCACGGCCAACAAACAAATGCGACTCGTCAAGCACGGTGAACGTCTGCAAACCACCATCACGCGAAGACGCGCCACTCGTGGCCGGTTTGATCTCACCGCCACCGCACTCTTCTGGAATGATGATGCGCGTCTGTCCCACGTCCAAGCCGACGCCACGCAACTGCGCCAACGGGCCTTTCACGCAATTGTGGTACACAACGTCATACACGTTGCCGGTCTGGTCCTCACTGTTCGCAGCCAACGCGATACGCGAGCCACGAATCAGACGCCCGACCGGCTCACCCTCCTGATACACATACTTGCGGCCAAGGAACGTGTACGTTTCCCCTGCTTCGGCCCAATGGTCGAACCGGCACGGGGCCAACGCCTCGAACAACACGATAAGCGCCGCCAAACCACTCTTGTTCGACCCCTTCGGACGCGACAGGAACACACGGTCGAACAAGCGATGCCCAGACTTATCCAGCGCATAACAGTTGACCAGGAACTCCGCATACTCAGGCGTGAACACCATCGGCTCGTCCTCAGCAGGAGGCGAACCCACCACGCAAAACGTCTCAATCCACCAAATGGCGAAGAAGCCCATACTGCGGCGCTTCTGTTCCAACGTGACCTTGGGGATGATGTCATGCACCGCACATCACCCCCAGCCATCAGCCGCCAAGAATCGAGTTACGCAGCCCGTTCATACGTTCGGCACTCACATCGTTCACATCGGCGCCACCACCGGCGGCCATCTGGTTCGGGTCAGGCGCATCCCATTTCAACGCGTGCCGCGCCATCGGTGTAATACCGAACGCGTTCTCACGCGCACGAATCTCCGCAGCCATCTGCGCACCAGGACGCCGGTAGAAGCAATCCTTCAAAAACACCAAGTCAAGCACCGACTGCCAATCCAAGTCAGTGCCCATCTTCAACGCCTGTGGACTACGACGAAACTCCTCATAGTATTCAATCGAGTTAGGCAACCATTCCTTGCCATCAGGGCGCAATCCCGGCATCTCAGGGCCACGCACTAAACCATCCCATTTAAGCGTCTCGCCGTTTACCCGCGATGCGCTTCTTCCTTGCCCTGCCATTCGCCGTCCTCGCTTCCCAACGAGCCTTGCACGCGATATGCAACGGCACCCTGTTCTCCAACACCGGTTCACCACCGGCCTCCAACGGCAACAACCATCCAGACGCACACGGGCCACTACGATCAATCAGCTTGTAACATTCGACACACACGCCATCAGACGCGGCCAACACGTCAGCGTTCGAAAACACCATCGTCACCGGCTCAGGTTCCACCGGTTCAGGTTTGAACACATCCTCAGTGGTTATCACTTTGTTCAATCCACGACGTGGCGCATTGCCTTTACGCTTCGCACGCATATACCGCATACGGCAAGCCGCCCCACAAAAATCCTTAGCCTGGTTCCCCACGTCGAAATACGTGCCGCACATGAAACACAGCTTCTTCTTCTGCACCGGCTTCACAATCCGCCCATGATACCGAACCATGTCATAATGCTTCCGACATAAGCCACGCGAACACTCAACCCGCGTGCACCCCTCAACCGAACACGTCATTTGAACGCGGGATGATCGTAGAACGCCGCATCCCTCCTCCGCTCGGCCGCACGCCGCTTGCCACGCGTGCTCTCCACCTGCGTCTTGATATTGTGGTGCTCGTGGCACAACGACCACAAGCGGCTCAACCGGTCATCATCATGCACCATGTTCTGTGCCATATGATCGACCTCATTCGCTGGACGACCACAAATACCAGCCGGGAACCCATTCGTATCAGTCACCGGCCACTGGCAGCGGTACCCGTCACGCTCCAACACCTTCACACGAACCTTCGCCCAACCCTTATTGAAACGCTTCTTACGTTGAGACGAACTCCAAGGCATCAGCATCACCCCCAACCAGCAAAAGCGGATAGTGCACGATTCGAACGTGCGGAACACGGAGTTCACCGCATTCGACGCATTAGCAATGCGCTGCTATAGACCACTCAGCCAACTATCCAAAGCGGGGCGTTCCAGAAAGAACCGAAAGAAGCGGAACACCCCTGATTACAAGAACCCGACCGTTGAAAGGAACGGAAACGAGAAGGGAACACCTACACGGTCGGGCCAGTACCGGAAGCGGGATTCGAACCCGCACTACAACGATTTTGAGTCGCTTGCCTCTACCAATTGGGCCACACCGGCGCACATCAAGGAGCGTCGAACGCGTCCGCGAAAGCGATGATGCCAGCACGGACACGTTCACGCAACCTATCGGTATCTATGACGGCATAAGCACCAGACCCGGAGTTAATGACCCGCATAGGCGGGGTCACTTCCACACTGCCGAGCGGATTATCACAGTCCTTGGCACAGAAACTGACGGTCATGGTCGGAAGGGAAGAATCGCAATGATCTACCATGACACACCACCCTCGAAGCCAACAATGGTTAGTGAAGAACCACAGCGTCTAATCAGTGATGTGGTTGAGAGATTTTGGCGTGCTATCAGAACGACGCCATAAGATACCATAGGTATCATACCACACTTTTTGTTGCAGTGTGCGTTTCAACTAGCGTTTCAAAGAGCGTTTCACTTTGCGTTTCAACCTCAACCCTACTGCCGATTGGGATTCGAGAAAAGTGTTACGCCGTTTCCAAATAGTCTCAGAGCGCATTCACAGTCAGAACCAGAACCCCAAGCGGCCATTTCTATATTATACGGGGTACCCTCCCCTGCCCCTATGCGTACGCGCACATGCGTACGCGCACATGCGTACGCGTACACGCGCACACGCGCACACGCGTACACACGCGTACACACGCGCGCACACGCGTACACACGCGCACACGCGCACACGCGTACGCGACACGCGCGCACACCGCCTGATATGACTGCCCGCGGGCCTGATATGTGCCCCGATATGCGTTGCGCGACACGCCGATAAACACTAGTGTTTCCAACGGTTTTACCTAACCAACTTGCTAACGTTTTGGTTAGCGTGTATAGTCATAACCATCAACCAAACAAACCACCGAGAAAGGAACCGAGATGAAACGGATACAGACCACCTGAAGCCACTCGCGAGGGTTAACCCGTAACCCCCGAGCCGGAGCCGAGAGGCAAGCACCAGCGGGCAGCGTAGAGTGACGTTGCGGCAGTGACCACTGGAATAGCAGCCACGGCAACCGGCCGAGACATAACCGGACCCCCTCAAGCTCACAAGATACAGAGCGCGGGACAACTGAAGAGTGTTGAATGTACATACAGCCAACTCCGCTAGTACAATCGTAAGCACACTGGAAAGGTGCAAACATGGGACTAGCAGAGTTGCGAAAAAGCAAGAACCTGACTCAGAGAGAGTTAGCGGAACGTGCGGGCATATCGAACGTCACAATCGCTAATTACGAGCGCGGCGATAGAGATACCGGCAATATGACGCTACGCAATGCGATACGCATTGCGGACGCTCTTAAGGTTAGGGACTTGCGAAAACTGTTGGACGATTAACAGTCGTCCTGGCGCTAGTGGGTTTAGCCCTACCGGCTCGTAACCGGACTAGCGCACGGCTAATAAAAGGATTCCCCCGGGAAGGGGCAACTTCCCGGGGGATAAAGCCAAAAATACTAACCGTTTTCGGCTCTCTGATTGTATCACATGGGGGCCGATACAAGCTAATCAGAGGTGATTACCATGCGTAACCTGACTATTTCCATCAACATCGAGTACAAGCGTAACCGCACGTGGGGCTGGAATCCCACGGCTACGGTTACTGCGGTGCTGGACGGCGTGAGGACCGACACGACCACTGGCAAGGCGAGCGGCTGGGGTTATGACAAACTCAGCGCCGCTGTATGCCGCGCGTTCAGCGAGAACCCACTACTTCAGACGCTGCTCATGTGGGACGGTTGGCAGACCGACACAGAGGCGTACGGTCCAGCTGTGGTGCGTGAGCATGAATGGTCGTTCGGTGGCATGGGTATGAGCGCTCTGCTCAGACATCTGCGCGCGAACGGCTGCCATGTCACTGAAACGCTGGACAAGCAATGCGATCCCGTAGCGTACACGGCTACGCGCGACATGCCGGCGTCGTTTGTTGCGCTTGTCTGACCACTTCACCAGGGCGGCGCTAGTCGTCGCCCTTCTCGCCCATATCGGGCTTCTTCAAACCAACAATCTTGCCGCAATGTTGCGGCCGCTCATAGAAGGAACTGACCTTAAATGCGTACTGATATTCATGACATCGAACAAGCTGTTCGCGAGATGATGGATCGTGTCTACGTGGATGGCGTCGCGGTTGATTACACGACACAGATCATCGAGTCGAACCCGCCGCGTGAGGCTGACTCTGTAGCGCTCTACATGGGCGACACGGAACGCGCATGGGATATTGTGGGGCAGCGGTTCTACGATGCTCCAGACTGCTGGCTGTCGTTCGCGATCCTCGTCGATGATGAGGACGGTGGGACGATTGCCGTCTACCAGCATGACGGGTCCGGTTATGCGGATGTGCTGGACTACATCGAGATTGATACCAGTTTCGTGGGATCCGACGGCCCGGCAATCGAGCATGTCGAGTCCGAACAGCTCTATGCGGGGCTGCATATCCGCGAGACACTCAACTATATCAAGCGTGTCATGCTCAACGGGAAGGCGGCGTGACCATGCGTGCGATACTCTCAGCGATCTGTGTTGTGGCGGCTCTTGTGGTCGCCACGGCGTTCCCTCAAGTTATCCCGCCGTGTGAGTTTGAGGACGGCAGCGGCCAGGCTGTGTGCTACTGGGATGCAGCTACGTCGGGGAATGGGCGTGGCGAGTCGTATCTCATGGTTGGTGGTGAGCGGCTATGAGCAGATTGTTCGACGTGCTTGCCGTTGTGGCTTACGCACTGTTTGTCGGATTCATGGGCTGGAGTGCGTTGAATCCGGCGAGTGTAGATCAAACGGGATGCTTGGTGTCGTTTGGTGTGCTGTGCGCTCTGCCGGCGTTCTTGGTTGGTCAGCGTTCGCCGCGCACGCCGCGTCGTGTTTCATCCAGCCCGGTTTATCCTGACTGACTTCAATATGCTGCCGCGTCCATTTCGGTCGCGTCGTACTGTGGACTATCGGTGAAGACTATTATGTGCCGTCTGCCGGGGTGAACCGTTTCCTTTTTGGGTATCGGCTTTTCAATGCCGAGGGGAAATCGGTTCGTGCGGGTGTTCGTGCCCTTGACCTTGTGATGGATACCGACTTGGGTTGTGATTTCGCGCAGCTGCTCGAAACGAACGCTGAGATCGACGCGTTGCGTTGACTCTCAAACCCATAGATGAAGTGAGCGGCAGCCGTAAGTGCTGTGCTGCCGCTCGATGCTGAGCATTGCCTATTGTGTCAGCCGTCTCATGATAGCAGACGGCACTAGTTGAAAGAAGAAATATCATGGATAAGCGAGAGTTGCGTTCGATTGTTGAGCGTGTGGTGTCGTTTGCGGCTGGACGTGTGCCGTTTGAGGTTGAGCTCAGGTCATTCACGGTTGAGCATGGTTTCATGGATGCCGTGTTTGTGGTGGATGGTCGTGAGCTGGCGCTCGATACGTCGGCTGAGGATGAGGTGTCGGTGGCGCACATGTTGGCTGTTGAGGCTGAGTGGCGTGCGCGTGATGTGCAGCGCGGGTTTAATGTGGTGAACCTGTTGACGCAATGGTGGCGTGCTGAAGCCGGGTATGACATGGAAGATTTGCGGGATACCGCATTCAGTGTCGAGGCGATTGGTGAGAAGTTGGACGCGGTTCGTGAGCATGTCATGGCGGCTGTTGAATCGGATTCCGAATATTATAGGAATCTGTTGAAGTTGGCTGAAGTGTTGCGCGCGTATTCGGATCGTGTGAAGCTGACTGAGTTCGGTCAGATCATGCAGGGCATGGTTGAAACGGCTGTGGTGTCTGAGAATGGCACGTGGTTTGTTGAGACTGAGGACTTCGTTGGTGAGGGTGCTTGGCATCCCGAAGCGTGGAGTGAGTTCTTGGAGGACTTGGATGCGTTGCGCTCACGGTTCGGCGCTGACATGGTGGATAACCTGATTACAGTGGCGCCGGGCTTTGACCCAACGAATGAGGCGACGTGGCCGGCTGATGGTATCGCGGCGACGTTCTACGGGGACTTCCTGAAGCTGTTTGATACAGCTGACCTTGAGGCGTGAGCCTTGCGGCCATTGTGTCGGGCGATAATGCGGCACGGTAAGATAATGAGCGAGGCCGCCATTCGTGGTGGCGGCCTCTGCTAATTTCCAGTCAATTCGATGTGCTCGAATTAGTTTCGAGCATATCACACAAAGGAAGTGTGATTACGATGGGTAAGCATAAGAGTGTTGAAGCGCGGCGGCTTACGGAGCTTGGGCAAGGCTTGTACGCATGGTCCAAGGTGATGACGGGTATTTTTTTCAACAATCCTATGAGCGTGGCTGACTGTTCCTCTAAGGCAGCTATGCGTGAGATAGCGTTGATGGATGATACCTACGAGAATCGTGAGCTGTTACGTGAGTCTGCATACCGTTGCGGTCTGCCTGAACGTGAGGCTGACGCGCTTGCACAGTGGGCTAAAAGCCCGGACGTGCTCAAGTATGGGCGGTCAAGCATGCGCTGTGAGCTTGCTGAGTACGTGCGGGGCACGTGGCCTGATGTTGAGGATTTGGCTGATGCGATCATGGACACTGATGGTGTTGATTCCAGTATGGTCATTGACAGCTCTAGGATGCTTCTCGAACGCGGTGACGTCCTGTTGCATGTGGCCTTGGATTGGGATGCTGCTGAATCTATTGCCATGTCTTGTCCTGATTTGGATAATCCGCCGATTGGTATTGCTATGGCTGTGAACGCTGGCGATGTTGAGCACATGGTGTGCGCCACTGTTGACCAGGCTGTAAACGCTGTGGTGGATCGTATTCATCGTCTTGATATGGAAGGAAAGTGATTCAAATGGTGAAGACTGTTGAGGAAGTGTATGGTGTTGGTGCGATGCGCGGCTTTGATCCGGTGAAGGCGGCTGAGGCTCGTGAGCAGTGGATGCCGGCTGATTTGAGCGCGTTGGGTGACCCGGATAAGATGCACCCGTACTACTTGGAGAAGGCTGAGGAAGTGCGGCAACGTTTCAAGTTCGATGCTGATGCGGACATGCGTTGGTTGGCGTTGTGGGCTGAGCACTGGGATGAACTGCCGGCACGGCAGCGGATTGCTATTGCGGATTCCACTGGGACTATCTGGGGGTTCGCGGTGCCGGCGTTGGAGCCGAGGGCGGTTGAGGTCGTGGCGCGTGAGACGTGTGACCGGCTGCGCCTTGGTGACTATGGCGAATACCCTGAGCTGGGTTTCGGGCTCGTGAGGATTGAGCAGCGTGTGTGCCGCCCGGTGGTTGTGGTGCGTGATTGGCTGTTTCATGGCCCGTCGAACCATCGTAAGGAGGTGCGGTCATGAGTGGGCCGGTTGAGTATCGTGAAGCGGACGGCAAGGTTCGTGTGAAGTCGCCGTATTCTGCTGAGTTTGTCCGGTTGGCGAAACAGTCGGGCGGCAAGTGGGATGCGGCCGGTAGGGCGTGGGTGTGGGATGTGGCGAATGCCGATCTTGCGAAGCGCGCGGTGTTGGATTGTTATGGGATTGATATCAATGACGGGATTGCCCCACATTTGGTGACTGTCGAGGTGGATGCGGGCGTATTGCCTGAAGATGATGGCCGGCTGTTGTTGGACGGTGTGACGTTGGCGCGCCGGTATGGTCGTGACGATCCGGTGCGGTTGGCGTCGAACGTCGTGGTCATCGAAGGCGCGTTCCCGTCGTATGGTGGTTCGCGTGCCCATCCGGCTGTGTGTGCCCCTGAGGGTACGTGGCTGCGGGTGCGTGACGTGCTGCCGTCGCAGTTGGCATGCTTGCGCGCCAATTACGATGCTGCCGACTGGCGTTTGGTGACGCCTGAATCGGAGCGTGTAGCCGTGTTGCGTCGTGAACGTGCGGAGCTCGTGGCGCGGCTGGAGAAGATCGACGCGGAGTTGGCGAGCCTGGACACTGAGAGTGGTGTGGAATCATGAGCCGGAAGAAGGATATGATCCCGTTCTCACCTCTCTATGAGCCGTTGATTCGTGACCGGTATCGTGACAAGTATGTGGTTGAATCAGCGGCCCAGTATGCGCGGTGGCGTGGCTCGGATTCGATGCAGGGCATGTTGGCTGCGGATTATGCGGCACAATTTGAGGCTCTTGAGTCTGCCGGCATGTATTTTGCGAGGTCGGATATGGTGTCGTTGGCGGTCGCGGCGATGCTTGACGGTGACGTGCCACAGGTGGCGCCGCCTTCCCCCAGCGGGTTCCTCTTGTTGGAGGGTGGTGTGCGCCCGTTGGGACATGCTGGCGCGGATGCGCCCATGATCTACGGGTTCCTCTGGTTCGTTGGCGTGGATGGTGGCTTGCAGTACGCGATGATTCCTGACGTGCTGTTCCCGCCGATTGGCGTGCGGGTTCCGCAGGTGCGCATGCAGGGGCACGTGAATGTGTGGCGTGACATGGCGGCGTTCAAAGAGCGTGACGTGCATGGTGCGCCGCAGGAAGAGGCGTTGCTGCGGACAATGTTCGCGTTGTGGGCTGAGCCGCGCGTGTGTGAGGTGGGTGAGCCACGTCCTGAACGGTTGGCTCGCGTGTCCTCGCGTGTGGTGGAGGCCGCGCGGCATGTGCGTGTGGTGGATGTGCGGGAGCATGACGAGCCGGAGCGTGAGGTGGCTACGGATGGCGTACGCAAGTACCGACCGTACGATCATCGGTTCATTGTGTCTGGGCATTGGCGTGAGCAAGCGTATGGGCCGAATCATAGTGAGCGGCGGCGCCAGTGGATCGCCCCGTTTGTGAAGGGGCCGCGTGATAAGCCGCTGGTGTTGAAGGATACGGTGCGTGTGTGGCGAAGCTGAGAACAGTGAAGGGGCCGGACGCCTGTTGGGTGTCTGGCCCCTTCTGTTTTGCCGTTGGCTGTGTACGCCACTGGCTTTGTCAACTTGTTTTTTAACTGTGTTTTTGTGTCATGTTTTTCTTGCGTACGTGCGCGTTGGCGGTGTCTCGCACGGGTCTGCCGCCACACGTTTTATATCATGGTTTATTTATTCATTTTTAGGTACCGGTTGTAGACGTCGGAGAGCAGGTAGCGTCCGGTGGGTTCACCGTCCGGCGTGGTGGTCTGCTGGATTTCGCCACGGTATGCCCATGTGCGGATGGTGTTGGCGTTGATGTCGATGCCGAATTGGCCGAGCATGGCCGGTAGTTCGCCGGGTTTGCCTTCCTCGCTGCTGGCGAGTAGTTGTTGGCTGGTGGCGCGGCGGAGCATGGCTGTGGTCCACGTGTTGTTGCAGTGCGGGCAGCGGGCGTCTTTGGCGTCGGGTGCGGCGTAGACGGGTTGTGCGCAGTCGGGGTTGAGGCAGTTGCCGACGTGGATGCGGGTTTCGTCCATGATGGCGATCGTGGATCGCAGCCGGTTGGTGAGCCGGTTGGTTTCTTTGGCGTAGACGGGGCTTGCGCTGGATTCCCACAGCTTGGGGTTGTCGCGCAAGAGTTGGGCTTGGCGGGCGAGGCAGCCGCGTGGCGCTGGCGGCTGGTTGAGGCATGTGGCCCATGTGTTCAGTGTTTCGAGGATGTTCCCGTCACGGTCGAGGTAGAGCAGGTCGTAGATGGTTTCGTGCAGGGGTGTGGGTGCTTCGCTGCGCCGTGCTCCCCCGTTGCCGCTCTTGTGCCCGCCGTAGGCGCGGTTGATGCGGTAGGTTTCGATGTCGGTCAGGTTGGTGGTGAGCCAGGTGAGGGTGGTGTGGGTGAGTGTTCGGCAGTCTTTGCAGGGGTTTACGGCGGTGTTGGGGGTGTGGCAGATGGTGCAGGTGGTGCTCACTCTTGGTTGCCTTTCTGGTTGGGGTTGAGATTGTCGAGCATGGTTCGCATGGTGTCTGCGAATCCTGTAATACCTCTGTTTGCGGTTTTTTGGGGGTTGTGAGCGTCTTTCGTGGTTAACGTGGGTGTCTTATCGTGTGCTGCCATGATAGCTCGTTCTCGGGCCTGTTTTGGCGTTTCGTTGTTCGCGAGGTGGTGGACGAGCGTGCGACGGTAGCGCAGTTCCGCCTCCGGGTCGCTGATCCCGTCCGCTTCGAGCAACCGGCACATGGTCGCCTCATCCGGCAGGCGCGCCGCCCTGTATCGTTTGCACAAGCGGTTCATGGCGGCGGCGCTCATCCATTTGCCTTCCGATGTCGCGTAGAAGTCGCGGATGGCGCGCCGCATGTCCGCCATGCTGTTGCGTGGGTCGAGTTCCGCGTGGAAGACGCGAACCATGTCCGGGTCGATGGGCGCGTTCCCGTGGTGCAAACGGATCACGGTCAGCAATTGGCTGGCTTCCTCAAGCGTGCAGCTCATGTCAGCCTTCCGGGTGGTCGCGGAAGTATTGCACCACGCCCATGTTGTGCGCGAGGTTCGCTTGTTCGCGGCTCAACCCCGGTGGTTGCGTGTTGGCGGCGGTTGTGGGGTTGCTCGCGCGCGTGCGCGTGGAGAGTGCGTTAGCACTCTTCCCACTACTACTCCTATCTCCTACTCCTACTCCTACTCCGGTAGCGAGTGTCTGGCAGTGTCTGGCAGTGTCTGGCAGTGTCTCGCGAGTGTCTGGCGAGACTTCCCGCACATCAGCCTCGTCAGGCGTGGGAAACAAGCAAACACTAGGATTGGTAATCTTCTGGTAGGTGAGGAAATTAGGCAGCCACAACAGGTGTTTACCACGCCACTCGTAGCGCACGATGCACCCCGCGTCTTCCAACTCATCCAACGCGGCTTCGATGCGTGGGATCACCTCGTCACCGTCATAGGGCATGCACGTGCCGCGAATCATGCGCGCGTTGTCCCGGTTCACGCCGTTGTCCTGCACGTACGACCAGAGGCATTCGAACACGAAGCGCGCGTCCCATGACACGTTCCCCATGCTTTCCGAGTCGTAGAACTCAGGTCTGATGCTGCGAATACGCATGTCATTCGCCTTCCTTGCTTCCGTTCCAGGCTTTGATGAGGTCGGCGATGTTGGTGTAGTGGCCGGCGCGGATTCGTCCGCATTCGAGGCATTGGATGGTGACGATGCCACCTTCGTTCGACGCCAGTATGTGGCGTGCGAGCCGATCGCATTCGTTGGGGCATGGCTGGGGTTCGACGATGGTGTAGTCGAGTTCATTTCCCATGATGGTGTTCCTTTCGTTGGTATTGGTGGGTTCTGAGTAGCTCTAGGGTGTCTTTTGGCGGGAGGTTGCGTGGGTCGATTGGTTCCGCGATGTAGAGGCACCGTAGAAGGGTTTCCGCTCGCCGCCACGCCGGCAGGTGGCTGTACATTCGCCAGACGCCGAGTAGTTCCTCGCTGGTTGAGCGTCGGTAGTTGGCGAACCTGTCTCGCGAGAGCGGGTAATGTTTTACGAATGCATTTGTTCCCTTGTTTTTTAATGTATTGTCTGTCACGATGTTTTGTCTTCCGCGGGGAGCGTTTGGGGGAAGACATGGGTTTCTGTTTTCCCGTATCCGGTGCGTTTGATGGTGAGGTAGATCAGGATGCCGAAGATGATTACGGCAATCAGGTCGATGGTGAGATACATGTAGTCGTGTCGTATGAGGTTCATGCCGGCGATGAACGCTTCGATGACGCCGAGGATGTAGTAGAGGCTGGCGCTGAAGAGGCATTGTGGTTTGGTGTCGAAGGTGAGGGTGGTGACCATCACGGTCTGTTGGTTGTTCATGGTTTGATTCCTTCCTTGAGTCGGTTGATGTGGGTTTGGACGGTTTGGCGCATTTCGGGGAGCATGCCGCGTTGTGCGAATATCCAGAAGAGGGGCCAGCCGATGTTGGATTCGTGTTGTAGCCGCTCGTATTTGAGACCGGTCTCGTCTATGACGTGGATTGGCATCTTCTCTTTGTGGGCGATGGCATCGTCTAGGTATTCCAAGGCTTTTTCGAGGTTTTCGAGTGGTGTGTCTTTCTGTTTCCACCGCCATACGTATTTGATGACGTTGCCGATGTCGAAGCTGTACAGGCGGGCGAGTTCGATGCATTCGAATGGGCCGTCATAATGCTGCGGGTGGTGCACGTTGTCAGTCATGGTTAGTCTTCTTCCCTGTGCATGTGTGTGCGTGGGCCTTCATCGAACATGCCTCGGTCTATGTTTTTGACGTGGTTGACGGCTCTTGCTGCTTGGATTTGGTCTTCGGTGATGTCGTAGGCGTCGCATAGGTTCACGATGGTTTGCAAAAGGTCTGCGATCTCGCTGGTGAGGGCTATGCGGGCCGAGTGCTCGTATCCCGTCCCATGCAGGGTGATGTGTTCTTTGGCGGCTTCGACGACTTCGGCCGATTCCTCGAGAACTTTGAGCGCTTGCCATTTGTCCATGCGCTGATGTGAGGGGTGGAAGATGGGCCATTCGCCTAAGTTGAGTGTGTTCATCGGGTGTCCTTTCCGGTGTCGGCCCATTCGTCGGGGTCGAGGTGGTCGTCTTGGTCGATGTGGCGTGGGTAGATGATGTGGTCGAACTCTGTGTTGTACATGTTGAGTTCGAACCCGTTGAGGGTGCGGAACCGGTCACGACCTTGTGCGTAGCTTTCCCAGTGGATCGCGTACGTGTTGCCTTGGTGGTCCACGTACCGGTAGAGTTTCAGTAGGTCTTCGATACGGATGAACCTGAGCGTGTCGGGGAGTACCTGATTTGGGTCTTCCCTGTAGAAGCTGTCGAGCAGTGGATGCGCTTCTTCCGCGATATAGATGATGCACTCACCGTAGAAGCGTGAATCCCTATATGTTAATGCTTCTTCGTGGTGTTCCCCGTCGGCTCCTTCCCATACGGCCCATAGGGTGATGGGTTTGGGTAGCCATCGGACGTGTTGCGGTTTGAATACGGGGATGCTCATGCTTGCTCCTTGTCTGGTGGGCAGATGATGTCGTGTTGGTATTGGTTGAATCGCAGCTTGTAACCGTTGAGTAGTGTGATGGTCGGCCCGGCTCCCCATGGCATGTTTGGTGCGGGCAGGAAGGCGTATGTGTTGTTATCCCGGTCGATGATGCGGGGGATTTTGGCTAGGTCTTCCATGCGGAGGAATACGAGTGTGCCGGGTATCACCATTTCGGGGTTTTCCTGATAGTCGTCGGTGAGCAGTGGTTGGCGGTATGGCCATACCCATGTGCTGGGGTCGTTGTCGTCCTTGATCGTGACGGTTCTTTCGATGTGTTGGCCGCTGACGCTTTCCTCCCATATTGCCCAGAGTTTTGCTGGTTTGGGGAGTTTCTTGATGGCGCTTGGTGTGAATACTTGGATGTTCATTGGTTGGTTCCTTTCATGATTGGGGTTATTGGCATGCGTTCCAGAGGTGGATCACTGTGTCAAGGTTGCTGGTGGTACTTACGTATGAGTGGCATGTGTCGCAGATGATGTTCCATACACTGTTGTGTTTGCCGTGTTGTTCCACGGTTGGGTTCTGGTGGCAGCGTGCGCAGTGTTTGATGGGTGTGTGGATGCGTTGCTTGTTGATTTCGCAAGCGTTCCAGCTTTTGTTCACGCTTCCTCCTTAGAAGAGTTTGGGTGGTTCGATGAACTCGGGTGGTTGGGGTTTGTCGAAGGGGCTGTTGGTTGGGTTGGTGAGGACTGGTTTGACGATTGGTGTGCTCATATGGGTGATGCGTGCTATTTCTTGGATGGTGCAGCCTTGGTCGTGGAGGTCGCGTATGCGTTTGATGGTGTGCGCGGTTGGCATGTGGTGTCCTTACGTGTGCGTGGTTAGAGGTAGCAGAGGGGTACAGTGCCGATGATGGTGAAGATGATGCCTATGGTGAGGTCGCGTGATACGTTGCTGGCGTTGTTCCAACTGCGATAGTTTTGGTCTGTGGACATGAGGTAGATGTCTACGCTGCACACAAAGAGTGTGCGCACGGCGAAGGTGTAGCAGATGATGGCGATGCCGATGAGGATTGGCGCCCAGTTCATGTTTGTGTCCTTTCAGTTGTCGTGTTTGTTTGCTGCCCAGGTGAGGATGATGCAGAAGATGAGGCTCGAGACGAGGAAGATGAGGTCACCTGATGTCATCGTCCGAGTTTCCTTAATCGTTGTTGGCGTTGTGCGCGTTTGGGGTCGTGTGGGCATGGGTAGTGTGGGTTGATGGCGTGTGGGCAGCGGCCTTCGCCTTGGTTGGTACGCCCGCAGCATTCGCAGCGACGTACCTTGTATATGGTTTCCCACTCGTCGATGGTGTGTCTGGTCATGCGCTTGTCCTTGCCGGGGTGACGCCTGTCTGTCCTTGGTAATGTGAATTGCAGCGGGGATCCCCATATTGGAGTACCGATGGTGCGATCATGCGCTGGAAGCCGATTTGCGCGATGCGCATACCCGGACGCAGGATAAGCGTGTTGCCGGTCATGTTGGTGAGTTCCAGTGTGATTTGCCCGGTGAATCCAGGGTCCACGAGTCCAGCGGCTTCCACTTGCAATCCCATACGTGCGATGGTGCTTTTGCCCATGACGATGCCCACGGTGTCGGGTTCGCACTGGATTGTTTCGACTGTGTGCGCGAGCATGAACTCGTGTGGCTTGAGTTTGATCTCATCCACGTTCTGGTATCGCATGTATGAGATGCTGCCAGGGCGTGTCAGGTCGATTGTCTGACTTGTCAGTTGGACTGTGAACTCGTCACCCAAGGTCAGATCGTATGATGCTGGTTGCAATTGGAAGTAGTCGAACGGAGTGATGAGGTCGCTGCACATCATGCGCGATTCGATCCAATCATCGTTGTACCAGCCGGTCGGAGTATTCGTGGTGGTCATCACATATCCTCTCTTTCGAATCGTTTCTGTAGGCTATTGCCGAAGTCGCAATCACAGTTGGGGTCGTCGGCTGCCATATGTTCTTTGACCCATTCGACCCAGTTCATCCAGTCAAGGATGTCGCGATTGAGGCAATCGTTCACACGATGCTTGGGGTTCTTGCTGTTCCTGTAGGGGTTGATGTCTACGGTTGCGAGGGTGAGTCGGACCGTGCTCAGGTCGAGTTTGCGGTAGGATACAGTGTCGTCCCACAATGGGGTAAAGATGAGTTTGGGTTGGTGGGCTTTGAGCCATGCGAGATCGAAGTCCACGTTGGTTCCGGCCGGATGCAGTGTGATGTGCAAGCCGCCGTCTTGCAGCTTGTCCACGATGTCCAGCAGCCATTCCCCCGGAGACTTGGCAGTTTGGGTGCCAAGCACTTCGTCCAACAGTCCGTTGTCCTGATGCATGCGAATCGCATGCTCGGTGTCTCGCGTGTAGCTGATGCGCGAGTGTGGTATGACGGTGCTGAAGTTGTATGGGTTGTACCCTTGCCATTCTGACGGGATTGTGCCGTCGAGGTTGGTGATGCGCATGCCGATTTCGAGCAGTTGGCCGTCTTCTGGTTTGATCGCTGTGGTTTCGGTGTCGAGCCACAGCAGCATGCGGCGATTCTGATCGTTCATGATTCCTCGTTTTCCACGTGGTTGATGAGTGTGGTGAGTAGTTGTTTGTTGGCTTCGTGCATGACTTGCATGTCGTGCGCGGATTGTTTGATGGCTTCTTCTTGTAGCCAGCAGAGCGAACCCATCATCACGCCCATGCCGATCAGAAGACTGCTGGATGCGGTGAAGATGATGCGGGGTGTCAGGTCGAGCCATTGGCTGCCGATGAGGGTTATCAATCCGCAGATGAGCGATACCGTTGTGAGTTTGTTGGCTTTCCACCATGTTTTCCATGTGTTCATTACTGTTCCTCCTCGTTGGGGTCGGTTGGGCGCCATGCTGATTTGAATTGGCAGCAAGCAGTCCAGCTCGCATCCGAGGCGACGGGGTATGCGCGGCCGTCTTCGAAGAATACGGTGGTAAGGGTGTTGTCGAAGTCGAGGCCGAATACTGCGGTCACGAATCCTCTGGCTGTGTTGCCGCTTGGCATGGTGACGGTGAGCAGGTCGCCTATTTTGATTTTGTCGAGGCTTTCTACTGCCTCGTAGACTTTGTATTTGCTCATGTCATGTCCTTGTCTGGTCCGAGTTCGAGCCCGTTGTTCAAGAGGGTGGCGAGTTGTTGGAGTGTGAGGCCGATCAGTAGCGGGTTGCGTGGTATGCGTGTGCTGGTGTTGTCGAGTTTGTTGGCGAGCTCGGGGTTTTCGAGCATGTCGGTCATTTGGAAGTAGGTTTGTTTCCGCGTGTACGCGAGATGCGCGCCTACCTTGTTGCGGGTGTCGATGCCGAGGCCGGGTTGTTTCCTGATGACCCAACCAAGCTCCGTGTCTCGGTTGCCCATCTCGATCTCGCATTCCGTCCAGTGTTTGCGCCAGTTGGGTGTGCGCGTGGCCTTGCACTCCAGGACGACGGGTTGCCCGTGGAAATACACGTTCCCGATGTCCCCGATGTCTTTCGCCCCGTGAAGGGTCAATCGTTGGATTCGTTCGTCATCCAACGCCCACCGCAGGTAGTCGCATACGGCCGACTCGAATCGCGTACCCTTGGCCTTGCTCGGATTACTCACGACCGCCCCTTTCCGTTGTGACGCAGGAAACTGCGGCACTGATTGTTGTAGCCGGCAAAAAACAGGAAGAGCCGGCTTCTGTCTAACCAGATGCCGCAATTGTTGTACCACCACTGTCTGCACACAGGGCACCGATACACTTCGTAGAAGTTCCCACGCCTCGGGGGAAGATCGCAATGATGCATCACCAGCTCCTTACTCGTCGTTGAAGTCTCTTCCGATGTCTTTCCAGTCTTCGTAATCGTCTTCCTCATCGCGCCAGCAGTAGAAGCAGAGGCCTTGGGGGTCGAGCAGTGACCCACAGGTGGGGCACCACTCGACCTCTTCGGGCGTGTAACCGTAGAGTGGTTCGCGCATTAGAACTCCGGTTCGCCCGTGTCGGTGACCTCGGTGTAACCGAATCCGCTGCCGCCGAACGAGTCGAAGCTCGTATTGGACTGGTTTGCCCACGGGTCGGTGTTGGCAGTGGTCGGGGTGGCTTGAGCCGCCGGCGTTTGCTGTGGCGCTTGCTGGAATCCTCCCTGCGGGGCGAACCCGTTCGACTGGAAGCCACCCTGCTGCTGGAAGCCACCCTGCTGTGGTTGGTTGCGTTGCACGCTCACCGACTGGCCCAACAAACTCACGGCGATCTCCGACGCGAGCAGTTTCTGCGAGGTCTTCTGTGAACCATCCTGCGCCTGATACGATTCCGTCACAAGCCGTCCGGTGACGGTGACTCGCATACCCTTCGACAACTGTGAGCAAGCCTGCGCGAGGTCACCGAACACGGTCACGCCACTCGCCCACGATTCCGTCGTCTCCCACTCATTCGTCTGCTGGTTACGACGCTTGGAATCAGCGATGATGAACAAGTTCGCATACGGTTTGCCACTAGAGCCGGTCTTGATGTCAGGATCTTTGCCAAGACGGCCGGTAACGGTAATGAAAGGGGTGCTCATGCCTGCTCCTTAATGGTTTCAACCGGTGTGGTTGTGTTGACTGGTTTGGTGTTGCGGTTGAGGAAGTCGTAGTGTGGTGTGGTTTCGTCCGATACTGCGGCTGACTGTGCTTCGGTGGATACGGGAAGGTAGGGGAACGCGCGGCGTACGACGGTTTTGCGCGCCATCGCCACGTAATCGCTTTTCCATGGGCCCTTGTCCCCCGCTTTGCTGCGTGCCCTCACCGCGTCGATCTCCGCGCGGGTCATGTAGGTGCGGTAATGGCCGCCGTTGGTGAACTCGGCATTGAGGAACACGAACTGGAGCTTGGATGGGTCATGGTTCGCGTTCAGATTGACTTCACCGGCCTTGATATAAGGTTGCCCGGTTTCATCCATGAACAGTTTGATGCCATCATCCTCGAACACAGGGGTCGCGTTCAACGTTTTGATTTCGCCGGTACGGCGGGCAAGGTCGAGCATTCCCTTATATCCAAGGATGAATGTCGCTTCCATCTGCCCGGTCTGATAGTTCTTGTTCCCATAGGGGAGGATGTACGCTTTGCCCAGCCCATCAACGCTCGATGGTTTGAGGCCAAGCACTGCGCATTTCAAGCAGCATGAGATGATGCTTTCCGGCGTGCACTGCAACAGTTTCGGTTCGCGTGCCATCGCCGTTTGCAGGATCGAATACAGCAGTTGCGGGTCAAGCGCGTTGCTCATCACGGCTTCTATCTGTGCGCGCTTACTACGCACCAACGCGTGAATGTCGCTTTCCGTGGTCATGGGCGCCAGTTCGTTGTTTTGCGCTGTGGTGGCTAATGTTCCCATAGGGGTTCCTTTCAGTTGTCGTTGAGTGGTTTGACGTAGAAGCGGCGTTGTGTGTACGCGTCCTTCGCTGGAATGGTCTTCGCTGGTTGTGCTTTGAACCGCACGTCCTTGTAGCCGACTTGGTTGTGTAGGCTGACGAGCCCTTGGCGGGTGTCACCAACCATCGTTTTCAACTGGTCACTGATACCTGTTTTCTGTTGTTTCGCGCTTTTCTCCGCTTCGTCGAACTGGTGCCAGAGGGCTGCGAGCCGGTCGAACTCGTCGTCCTCTACCTGTTCGTATCCTTCCGGTTGCGTGGATTGTTGCACCATGTCCACGTCGGTCGCCGTCAACGCCGGCGGCGTATCGTCCTGCACGTACGTCCAGAAGTCGCTGGCGGCTTTGATGATGGCCTCCACGTCTTCCTCATCGCGTTCGAACATGATCTCGACCGGTTCCGCTTCCCCGATGTCCGCGTAGACCACGCCCCACGTCCAACCGGTGACGGCCAGATAGTGCGTGACCTGCGCCATGTAATAGTCGGGAATCTTCAGATTGCCGTCCATGTCATGCCAGTCGGTCTTGCCACGATGCGCTGAAGTCGTCTTGATTTCCAGCACGCCATAGCCGCGCGTCTCGTCGTACAGAACACCGTCAAGGGAAGCGATCAGGAACGGATGGTTCCGGCTGACCAGGCTCTTGTCGGTACCGTCGTAGCATTCCCACTCCGGGTGCAGGGCGCGGAACCTGTTACGCAGTTCCTTCTCAAGCGCATTGCCCTTGACAATCGCCCACTTGTCGCTGATGTCCACCGGCTGCTCCCGGCCGGTCTTCTCCAACCACAATTCGTACGGCGTCTTGTACTTGTTCAATCCAAGGATCGTTGCCATGTCCGAACCACCCAAGCCCTCACGACGATGCTCGAGCCAAGCCTCATGCCGTTCCTTCGCGGTCAACTGTTTGAACCGTACAAGCGTGAACGCATCACAATCACGCAGAAGATGCCGCGCCATTATTCACCGCTTTCCTTGATGATGTTGATTTTTTTGAATGGGGCGTAGTCCTCGTATTCAGATGGGAGTAGTATTCCCCCGCCAATCAGCCATGTTTCGTCACAGCTGACGCATATCGCGTTGAGGTCGTCGTTCACGATCCACGTGTCTAGGTTCTTGTCAGTCCATGGGCCGGGAGTGTCAGGCATCCGCATGTTCTCGATGGGGCGCCTGATGTTCGTGATTGTGTACTTTCGTCTCGCTAAGACGTTTGGGCTGTCGAGGACGTACTCTTCTTCGTCGTAGCTCGTGCGAACGTCAATACTATCCAGACCACAATGCGTGACTGTGCCGGTGATTTTGATGCTTTCTGACTTGTCGTCGTTCTGCCACAACAGGGTCACGATGTCACCCTCTTTGAGCATGTCGCGCAGTTCCTCATGCGTGCCCGAGTATTTCACGCATTTCCTGGTTCCGACGTAACCGTGTTTGCTGGTAATCATGCCACCTCCTGTTTGTTGATGATTTCCATTGCGGTGATAAGGGGTTTGAATGGTGGTTTCGGCGTATAGTCGAGGCCATTCAGGTAGTCGCAGCCACTGTCAGCGATGAGCATGTAATGCTTGTACGGACAGTCAAACCAGACCACGTTGTTCTCACGGTCAAACCACAAACCCGTCGTCGGCGGGTCGGGATACTCGACATGGTGCACGATTCGCGTGAGGCGGTAAGTAGCGCTGGCCTTAAAAGGGTCCTCATAGGCCGCTTTGGGCTTAAGTTCCGATTTCAGATGGAGATATTCAGTCGCACCGCTGTAGCCGTCAATGACGATGGCTAGAGGTGTCAGACCATCGCATACGCCATCTTCATATTGTTGTTCATAGGTGAGTTCGTCATCTGCACATATGCGACTCAATTCCTTCGTCAGCGGGGAATCATGGTGTACGACTTCGTGTCCGTCCGGGTAGACTTCCACATATTCGACCGTGCGGCTCATGCTTCCTCCTTGGTTTCGAAGGCGTCGGGGCCGTGGATGATGTAGTCGGTCAGTGTGGCCTCGTCGATCGGCTCGACCTCGTATACATACAGGTCGACCTCGGATTCCATGTTTTCGACGCCCAGCATCCATGAGAACAGGTCGTTGAGTTCGTCGACGGGGACCGTGCTGAGCTGGCTGAGCATGTTCCAGGTCCATGGGGAGGCGTCGTAGCCTCCGAACCGTGTTTCGCTGGTGATGCGAGCGCACCCGAGATACTCCTGCGAATCAGCGTCCACGAATATGAACGCGTGCGAGCGGCGATCCACTTGGCTGTCACGGATCTCGTAGCGTTTGCGCCCGTCCTGGATCATCTGCCAATACTCGCGTCGAATCTTCGCGACGGTCACGCTTCGGGTGATCATGCGTCCTCCTTGAGTGCTTGGCCGATGATGCGGCGGATCTCCTGCAGGTCGGCTTCGCTGTAGGTCAGGCGCAGCCATTGGCCGGGGCTGATGAGGATTTCGACGATGTAGGCTTTGCGCCCGCTTACGTCGAGATAGGGACTGCGCGTGACGCTGAACCCGCCGGGATCTTTGATGCTCATGAGATGCTCTCCAATCGTGTTACATGACAGCCCAGTTCGGTCAGGGCTCGCTCGAGGTTTGTTGTGTAGTCGCCGGACTGTTTGGTGGCTTGACGGCTGGCGCGTGAGATGATCTGGTCGATCCTCAATGCACCGTGGTCGGTGTGGGCGTACAGGCGCAGTCGCAGGTCCCGGTCTGCGCGTCCCATGCACGCCCGGCACAGGCGGCTCGTGCGGTCGATGCGCTTGTAGTGCTGGCAGCCGTGGCACTCATCCACGATCATGTCGCTGGCCATGGTGTCCTCCTTCGCGATGGTCGGGGTGGGTGGGAAAACTTATCCATGCAGTGTCGTGCTCGATCGCGGCGCGCAGATCGGGCCGGTCGGCGAGCAGGTCTGGCAAACAGTCGAGCGTCAGGTCGACTGCGTACAAATCCCATGGGACGTCCCACGTGCGCCAGGTGATCCTCACCCACACGCCCTGGCACCCGTCCATCGCGTCATGCACACGCTGCGCCAACCGCTCGATCTGGCGGCTGACATGCCACTCGTAGACGGCGAGCGCGAGCAGGATCATGGCGAGTGTGGGCAGGATGATCAGCGGCAGGCTCATGATGTGTGCTCCTTGCGGTTGAGGATGTCGGCCTGCGCCTGGCAGGCGCGCATCCATTCGGAGGGGGCGAACCCACGGCGCTCGTGGTTGTAGAGGTGCTCTTCGGGGCCCATGATGGCCAGGACGTGCTCGCAGGTCATGGTGTGCCGGTGGGGTTCTGGGGTGTGCGTGGTGTCGCTGGGCCGGTTGGTGCGGCGGGTGAGGTAGCCGCCCTCGATGCCGCGGCGCAGCCACAGGGTGAACGCGGCGTCGAGGTTTTTGGCGATGTGCCCGTCGGCGAGCTGCTTGCAGCGGAACTTGTCGGCCTCGGCGTCGAGGTCGGCGTGCGCGCTGTTGGCGAGCGCCTCGTGTTCGCTGTTGGGACTCCAGTCGGCGAGCGCCTGCTCACGGCTGGCGGATTGTGTGGTGTCGGGTTCGTGTTCGCGCGCGGCCTCTCTCGGGTTTATTGGGTTAATGGGGTTAATGGGGTTAAGGGGGTTGTGTGCAGACAGGCTGCACCCCTGTTGCACCCCTGTTGCACACCTGTTGCACACCTGTTGCACGTCAGGGCCGTCTGTTTGGGGTGCAGATTCTGCACCCCTAGTTGTGGTGTGCGCGGGTGCGTGTTGGGGTGCAGATTCTGCACGTCTGTTGTGCTCGAGGTTGAGGTCCCAGACGACGCTGCGCCGGTTGGCGGGCAGGTAGTCTGCGAGCGCCTGGTCGCCTCGCATGATGATGCCGGCGGTTTCGAGGTCGTTGAGTTTGTTGCGTACGGTGCGTAGGCTCATGCCGGTTTCCTCGGCGATCGTGCTGGCGCTTGGGTATGCGCCGCGCCCTTCGTCGTTGGCGTTGTCGGCGAGGATGAGCAGGACGCGGTATGCGCTGGCGTCCTTGAGTGTGGATCCGATCTCGTAGATCGCCCATGTCAGTGCTCTCAGGCTCATGATGGCTCCTCATTGGCTAGTGGTGTGATGTGGATGGACACGCGCCATAATCCGGTTTTGCGTGTGGGTGGGCCCATGGTGTAGGTGCGTCGTCGCAAATGCGTGTAGTCGTCGTCCTCCCACAGTCCGGCGTCGGTCAGGCCGTCGACGAGGTGTTTGACGGTGGGTGCGAGGTTGTCCGGGTCGGCGCGGGGCGGTTTTTTCGGGTAGTGGATCTCGTATTCGATGTCCACATGGCTGTATGGCTGCCATGGCTGGTGCCGGTTGATCCAATCCCGCCCGATGAGGGCGCCCTTGTGGCGCAGACGCTTGGCACGCTGTGAGTTGGCGTACACCTGCCCCTGCCCGCCATTGGCTTTCATGAGCAGGTTCTTGGGCACGTCGATATGGATTGTGGCGGTCATCGCGTGCCGTCCTTGGTGCGGGCGAACACGACGTATTTGCCGTTTTCGACCTCGATGGCGCGCGCCTCAAACGCGCCGGCCGGCGTGAACGCCTGCACCCTGCCGCCGGCCACACGCCGGCACTTGTCGAGCGCGACCCGGCGCGCATGCCGCCCGGTATGCACGCTGTACACGACCCACTTGCCGGGGTGGGCGCGGGCCGCGTCCGCGGTTTTCTGCGCGTCCGAGACGGCCACGCGTGCCCGGTGCAGACCCTCGGGCAACTCGTCGACGAGCATGCCCGGCTCCCAACGCACAGGCGTGGTGGGAGCCCCGGTGGCGGCATTGTCGGCTGTGTCCGTGCCGGCACCGGCGGACACCGGCTGGACATCGGTGTCCGGTTGGTGTCCGCCAGTGGACGGTTCAGCGCCGGCGGCCTGCTGGATCTGCCACAATTCCATGGCGGTCCGCGACGGATTCATGTTGAGCGCGTCACGCAGACCAGTGCGCGCAGTGCTCTTGCCGTGGCCACACAGATGGGCGAGCACCACGCGCTGCTGGTTAGCGGTCAGATCATGCCATGGCGTGCGCGCCATCTCACGCAATTCGTTTTCGGTGATCTCCATATCGGGCTCCCCCATTCGTTGTATCGGTTGTGTCTGTGTTGGTCGTGGCTGCTGTCGTGGCTGGCTCATGCCGCGCAATTGGTTGATGTTGTCAGCGTCGGAACGGATCCACTCGTCCCAGTCGATCCCGTCCATGCTCAGAACTCCGGTTCGCCAGCGTCGGCGGGCGTCGTGGTGCCGAACGCGCGCGCACCCCACGGATCACCAGAGGTGGCGAACGGATCCGATACACCAGTGTTGGCCGGGGCGCTCGCGGTGCTGCCTCCCGTGTATCCGGCTGGCTGGCCGAACCCACCGAACTGGCCGGCGTTGCTGTTTTGCTGGCGGGCGACTTGGGCGGTGGCGCGGCGCAGGCTGGGCCCGATCTGGTCGACCCGCAGTTCGGCCACGGTGCGCTGCGACCCGTCCTGCGCTTGGTAGGAACGCTGTGCGAGCCGGCCCTGAGCGATGACGGTCATGCCCTTGGCCAGCGAGTTCGCGATGTTGCTCGCCAACGGCGCGTGGCTCGAATCCCATGCGGAGCAGTTGAGGAAGAGCGTGTCGCCATCCTCCCACTGGTTCGTGTCACGGTTGAAGCGCCGCTCCGAGCTCGCGATCGTGAAGTTCACGACCGTCGAGCCGCTGTTCAGGGTGCGTAGTTCGGGGTCGCGGGTCAGGTTGCCCACGATGGTGATGATCGTCTCCCCTGCCATGTCACTCCTCCTCGGTGTCGTCGGTTGTGGCGAGCGCGTCAGTGGCCTGCCCGTACAGGGCGAGCGCGCTGCCGGCGAGCAGGAGCAGTTCGCCCTGCGTGCATTCGTCGAGTTTGGTGGACATGGTCAATGCGCCCTGTTCGCCGCGGCGGCGCAGGTTGACGCGTCCCACCGTGCGTGAGCTGTCAGTGTCAGCAATGGCGATCTTGACGTGCATAGTGCGCAATGCGTGCTCCGCGTAGAGCTGTTTGAGCGCTTCGGTTAGGTATTGTTCCGCGATTTTCATCGCGTTGACGGTCAGTGCCATGAGCGGTTTCCTTTCGGGTGGGTCGTGGGGTGGGTGCGCTGGGGCTCCCAGGCGGGGCTGATCCGTCTGGCATGACTGCGGCCGAGAACCATCGCTCCCCTGTGCGCCGGGCTATCTCGGTGCTGGGGTGACGTTGACGCATCCACCTGAGCGGGCCGGGCGGGAATCGCACCCGCCTCCACCATGAGGACCCGGCCGAGGGGAAAAATGAGAGAAAAGGGTTCGGCCAAACGTCTCTGGTGGGGCTAGCTTGCACGGCCCCAAGCGCGGAGTGCGGGAGCAGGCGCGCCCCGCGCTGGATTGTGTTATTCGGTTATCAGCGGCCGGCGCATCACTCCGGCCACAGTCCCCGTGTGCGGGCATCGGCGCGCACACGGGGAAGCATGTGGGTCAGCTGAGCGCGGCGCGCGCGTCGTCCATGCGCTCCTCCATGTCGCGGATCTGTGCGCGCAGGTCACGGATGAGGCTATCCACACTCCGCGGCTGCGGGTTCGACCCATATGACGCGCGCCTGTACTCGGTCAGCTCCTCCGTCTCGATGAGAGCCAGATGCTCGTTGAGTTCGACGAGGTCTTGCGCGGAGAGGAACCGTTCGTCGCTGCGCTCCATGAGTCCGTGTGCCTGCAGGATCTCCAGCAGCTGCGTAAGTGCCGTGCTCATCGTCCCGCCTCCATGTGCGTGGTGGAGCGCGCCACACGAGCCGGCGACTGGCGCCGGTCGGCGAGCGCCGTCAGCCGATCATGGGCGTGGCGTGCCGCGTGGATAATGTGGCGGGCGACCGTGGTGGCGAGCGCGAGCAGCGTGTCGATCTGGGGGATCACATAGGCGAGTGAGCAGATCAACAGGAGCCATGCCGCGCTGTAGGCCCATGGCGCCCACATGAAGCCCACGCCAGAACCGATGTAGGTGGCGGAGGTGAGCGCGGTAATCGTGGAGATGATGGTGAGCGCCTGGCGGGCGCGGGTGCGGTTACGCATTGGTGGTCTCCTTGGCTTCGTCGATGAGTCGCTCGAGTTGAGTGCGGATTGTTTGTACGGTTGCGAGGCGGGCGTGCAGGTCGCTGGCGTCGAGGTCCCACAGGTCGCAGAATCCGATGGTCGTCTCATACGCGGCCTGTTCGCGGTCGAGGATGCCCATGAGCTTGTCGGCGCGGATAAGCGGGTCGGCGTGGGGCACCTCTTCCATTTCCTCGGTCTCGCACCGGCGGGTGGCCGCCAGGTCGCTGTGTACGGTGATGGCATTGCGGTAGCGCCATTCGGCGTTCGTCACTGCGCTCTGGTGTGACGACCAATCGTCACCTGCCTCGAGGAGGCGGTCGGTCCATTTGCCGAGCTTGTCGTACCCCAGTGTGCCGTTCTCGAGCTGGTGGATGTATTTGTCGGTGAGCATGTGCAGGTTCTGCGCACGGGCGGCGAGCGCGGCGCGCGCGTCGATCCGATCCCGGTCGAGCATGCTGCACAACGGGCATTCAGCGGTGGAGGCTGTCAGGTTATGGCTGTGGGCGATTTTGGCGGCTGGCACGGCGCTCATCTCCTCGGTCTCAGGCAGGGCGTCTGTCTCCCCGCTCGTGACGTGGCCGTCCGCGGCGATGCGCGTGTAGGCCACGTGGAACCGATGGTGCAGGCGAATGGATCTCCCCCACTCGTCGATCGCCGCGTGGCTGGCGGCACTGGCCTCGTCGACCTGCCGTTCGAGGTTGTCGAGCCGGGCCTGCCATGCACGGTGCGATGGCGTGCCGATCGCCGCGTGGCCGGCGTCCTGGACGTCCCGGTATTCGTCGTACGCCTGGTCGACGCGCCCGCTGGCGGCGAGCAGTGTGGCGTGCGCGTCGTCGACGCGTTTCTTGAGGCGGGCGCAGTTGGCGCACTGGTTCCAGTCGACATTCCAGCTGCAGGTTGTGGTTGTCATGATCGGCTCCTAACGGGTTTTTTGTATCGTGTGCAGTCCTCGGGAAGAGTTCCGGTGCGGGGTTTCAATCTGTTGCTCCACCAGCGCTTGACGGCTATGGGGTCGTAGAGCACGCGCCGCCCATCTTTGAACCATTCCAAGTCTGGGTGTAGTTGCAGCGACCGCCATTTTGCGAGGGTTTTCACCGACAGGCCCAGATAGTCGGCCGTCTTCTGCGGCGTCCAACAATTCGCATACCCATCAGGCACCGTGCTCATCGCGCACCCCCTCCCCTGCCGCCGGGTTTATCCTGTTGAGGAGCGGGACGAGGATACGGTCGCAGACCGCCTCATAGTGCGAGATCGCATCCCGCAGCCGTTCGGCCTGTTTGGGGTGGCCGTCACGCTCCGCGCGCTTGAGGTTGACCTCGAGCGCGTCACACCACGCATGCAGGTGACGGTCGACGTCATCGAGCGCGGTCATGTACCCCGGCCTGAACCCGTATCCCTCATCGCTCATCGCTCACTCCCTTCTTTGTCTGCGAGCGCCTTGGTGGCGCTGAAATCCGGTGACAGCAGCCCAGCCCCGTCGATGCCCCAATGGCGGGCCAGCAGCTCGATTTCGTCGAGTGTGTACGAATACCGGCGTGCCAGGCGGGCCTTGAGTGTGGAGAGGGGTATATTGGTGTTAGCTGAAAGCTGCTCGATGCTCTCATGGGTGGCTCCGCGCATGGAATCGATGTTCGTCGCGGCGATGCTGTTCAGACTGCGATAGTTCATGCGAACTATTCTAGTTCAGATGGACTAGAAGCGCAACCCGATTGGACTATTTGGCGTGTCGGTGGGATAATCTGGTTCATGGAAACTATCGCAACTTTTCGTCAGGCCATGGCGCAAATCATGAAGGGGCGCATGGCATTCCATGGAGTCAAACAAGCCGAAACCGCAGAAGCCATCGGAATAAGCCAGTCGCAACTCTCAAAAATCCTGCGCGCCGATCGACCGATAGACCTCGAAACATTCGAGGCCCTATGCACATTCCTCGGCGACGACGCCGCGGCACTAGTAGCCCAGGGCGGGGCGCTCGCAGATCGCAGCACAACCAACGACAACACCGACAAATCTCAGGATGCGCTCGCAGACGCCAATACAGCCGATAGGGCGCCAGATATGTCTGGATGGACCGCTGACGAGCAGGCAGACTATATCGCCAACCATCTCGACCAATTCGATTATGCGGCCAAACGTGGCGACACCGAGGCTGAGCAGCTGGCATACGAGGAGATGCCATAACAGTTTCCCGCGCTCGCTTCAGAGCGTGGATAAAAGAGAAGGAGGCCCATTATGGGTAACGTTGTGGAGGCAAGGGCTATTGTTCACGGGTCAGGTTCGACGGGGATTCGCTGATCTTCGAGTTCAATGGCATGCATAAATCTACGTTGGGCATGGATTCCGCGGTCATTCCCGTGGCAAGCATCGTGGATGTGACGATGAAGAAGTCCACTTGGATGACGAATGGCGTCCTATGCGTGCAGGTGATGCTGCCGGATGGCCAAGTGAGCGAGGCGATAGACAATCCTGCACTGGCGATGGATAGCCCGTATTGTGCCAGTATCATGCGGACGAGGCAGGGTGAGTTCGACGCGTTGGTCGCCGCAGTGGGCGCGGCTCTGCCTGCCGTCCCGGTGCCAGCGGCCCAGAATCTGTTCCTGCTGACCAAGAGTGCCCGCAAACAGGCCAGTGGGATTGTGTCAGCACGCGGCGCAAGCGTCCAGTCTGAGGTCGGAAACGTCACCGCGCCGGTAAGGAATATTCCCGCCGGCACTCCGGACTTCGCCACTCATGGGCAGAAAGTGGCCAAATTCAAGGGAGATGATGGGACAACTTTCCATCTGTACGAGCATGCAATCCGCTGCGGGCTCGAAGAGTACCCGTTAACCGGCGTGGTTTCCACTGTCGAAGACGGATCAGCACTTCAAGAGCGCCTGACCGCGACACGAATCTTCCTGGCAGGCCCGTTCGCGTTGGCATTCAAAAAGCGTAAGGGTGGCGAGAAGTGGCTCAGCATCGTCGGTCCTGATTTCGCATGGATCGCAAAAGCGAATATGAAGCACATCTCGGATGCCATGAAATTCTCAGCACAAGTGAACAACCAAGCTCGCAGGCAATAGGCAAAACACGTCGAAAGAGAAGAGCCATGGATTACCTGCTTTTATACGCACTCTTGCTGCTTGGCGTGGCTTTCGTCGTCAAACCATTCATACAGACCGACTCCAATAGCGGCAAGCAAAAAACACCTACTACCGCGGGTGCGGCCGACGGCGGCATATCGGCCGGCAGGCCCCTGCATTCATCCGAGGACTGTCTAGACCCCGTTTCCGAGCGCGCACTATTGGACGAAGACGGCGCCATCGAACGCATGCGGTTGAAAGACATAAGGCGAGCGCCCAATGGTGATAAACTCGAGCGCGCTCTCTACCTCACTTTGGATGGGCACATCATTAATCCAGAGTCACGCTCCTTGTACCGATATGGGCTCTATGTGGCACCGGTACGAGGCGCGGCATACCGTCGGGAGCGAGATCTTATAGACGCCGATACGTCGCCCGGCAGTTCGGCGATATTGGAACGCGAGCCAGACAATGAGCACGATCCGAACGCGATCATCATTCGGGATGCAGCAAATGGCCGGCACGTAGGGTATGTCAACAAACTCACTGCGAAACGGGTAGCCAAAATACTCGATGACGACCCCGGCGCGCTGCGCGCCGTCTTCATACGTGGCGATGGTCCGGGCATCTACGCTTCGCCCATGCGGATACTAATCGCCTCGCCCGAACGTCTAAGACGGCTGTTCTGGAAATAATCTCAGTCCAAGAGATCGCATTGGATTTGTCCACTTTTACGAGAAGGGGTTTTTACGTCTGAGGAAGCGTTAATGGCGGAGGCCGCGCGGATCTGCCGATTGAGGGAAACGCGTCTGCGCGATGGATTGCAGGGCTTGTATGTGCGTGAAAAACATTTGATTCTGTTGGATACGCGTTTGCGTGGCGTGCAGTTGTGCTGTGTGCTGGCGCATGAGATCAGTCATGCGCGGCATATGGACGCGGGCTGCCGCGTGGATAAATGGGTGGAGCGGCGCGCGGACCAGGAGGCGGCGCTCATGCTCATAGATCCGCTCGAATACGCCTACGCGGAGACCATCTACGAAGGCAATGCGGTGGGCATGGCACGCGAGCTCAACGTGCTCCCATGGGTCGTGCAGGCGTATCGCGAGCGCCTGCATGATGATCCGTATTTGGTGCTGCAGTAGGAGGCGTTATGGCGAATATCACGGCGTATGAGACGGCTGCTGGCCGGCGTTGGGAGGTGCGCTACCGCAAGCCCAATGGGCGGAGTACGCGTAAGCGTGGGTTTGAGCGGCGTCGTGACGCTGAGGCGTGGATGGCGGAGCATGTGGTCACGGCGATCGCGACCAACTCGTATGTGGCGCCGTCTGCGGGCGCGATGACGGTGGGCATGCTGTGGGGTAAATATGTGGCTGCGCATGAGGGTGTGTGGAAGCCGTCGCATTTGCGCACTCAGGACAGTGCGTGGCGGGTGCATGTGGCTCCGGTGTTCGGCGAGCGCCGTATCGCGTCTATTGTGCCGAGTGATGTGCAGGCGTGGGTGTCGTCGATGAGCTCGAATGGGGCGTCGGCGTCGACGGTGTTGCGTGCGTTTGGCGTGCTCAAGGGGATCATGGAGATGGCACAGCGGGATAGGCTTATCGCGCATGCGGATTGTGTCGAGCATATCCAGTTGCCACATAAGCCGTCTGGCAAGGAGGACCGGCATTATCTGACGCCCGAGCAATTGGTCGCGTTGGCGGCTGAGAGCGGCTCTCATGGGCTGCTGGTGCTCGTTTTGGGGTTGTGTGGCCTGCGGTGGGGTGAGGCGAGCGGTCTGCGCGCGCGTGACGTGGACGTGGATAAGGGCGTCCTGCATGTGCGTCGCACGATCACCAAGGTGGGCACGCGGTATGTGGAGGGTGTGCCGAAGAGTTGGGAGCGGCGTGACGTGCCGGTGCCCGCGAGCCTCCTGCGCCGTCTGCAGGCGTCCCTCCCCCATGACCCTGACGCGCTGGTGTTTTGCGAGGCTGATGGGCATGCGTTGCGCCAGCAGTCGTCGTCTCCGGCGTGGGGCTGGTGGTCGCGCGCCCTGGAACGTGCGGGGCTGGAGCGCATGACATGCCATGACCTGCGGCATACGGCCGCGAGCATCGCGGTGAGCAGCGGGGCGAACGTGAAAGCGTTGCAGCGGATGCTGGGCCACAAGTCGGCCGCGATGACCTTGGACGTGTACGCGGATCTGTTCGACGAGGATCTGCTCGGCGTGTCCACGCGCGTCGACGAGCGCGTCCAGAGCCTGCTCTGATTTTTTTCGTGTCCAAACTGTGGCCAAACGGCCCTGCGGCCTGAAATCGGGAAGACCGGAGAATGTTGGAATCTCAACGTTCTCCGGTCTTTGTCCTCTGGTGCCCCCGGTGGGACTCGAACCCACA